TTCGTAATCAGCAGGTCCGGAGTTCGAGTCTCCGCGCTGGCTCCAAGAAAATCCAAGGCTGTTGCGGTGTTACCACCAAAATAGCCTTTTTCTTTTTCTCCCAAAATCTCCCGTTTAAAAGTCAAAGGGGGTGCTTATTGCACCCCCTTTGCACCCCCTGTTTTTCCCCCCGCTCCCCCCAATATTTTGATCTGCCGGCCAGGTGTTCCCTCCCTGCGCCTCTCCTGGTGCTGTCCGAGAGAGTGTGTGCGTCCAGGCGTCGGCCGGCGGCGTGCGTGCTCGCGTGTCGTCGTGGGTCCTTCCCAGAGCCGAAATCACAGGGGTCACAAACACCCCGGCACGCGGCACTGTGGCGTGGAAACAATCCCGTGGAAAAATGGAAATCTCGTCGATGTGCCACGACTGTTAAGGGCCGTAGCACGGAGTGCTACCATGTCTAACGCAAAGGTCGTCGAGATCGCTGCCGTGCGCGACAAGGTCGTTTCGCGCGTGGCCGAGGAAGCCCAAGCCGCCCCGCCCGAATCTGACAGCGGCATCACCTCCCGCTTCGTCCAGGATTGCCTGCTGGCCAACGAGCTGGGCGACGGCATGCTCTACGCCGAGAAATTGCGCGGCCGTTACGTCTACATGGCCGGCTCGAAGGAATGGCTGGCCTACCAAGGGTCGCACTGGACACTGGACGCCACCGAGCAGCACCTCACCGTCGTCGAGGAGGTGGTGGACGAATACCTGAAGGTCGCTTCCGAGCTGGGCGATCGCATGAACAAGGCCATGGCCGACGGATTAAAGGAGACCTTTAAGGATCTCCAGTCCCAGCAGACCGCCATCTACAAGCGCATCAACCGGCTGCGGAGCACGCGGGGGCGCAAGGCCTGTCTGGAATTCGCCTGCACCTGCCCGGACGGACTCATCATCAAGGGCGACGAGCTTGACATGCACCCGATGCTTTTCCCCTGCGCCAACGGCGTTATCGACCTGACCACCGGCGTCCTGCGCGACGGCCGCCAGGACGACTACCTGTTTCGGGCCTCACCCGTGGTCTGGCAGGGCATCCATGAGCCATGCCCGAAATGGTTGAAATTCCTCGGCGAGATTTTCGAGGGGAACCAGGCGCTGATTGATTTTGTCCAGCGCCTGTTCGGCTACTGCCTGACGGGGCGCACCACCAACGCCATCCTGCCCATCCTCATCGGTGAGGGCCGCAACGGCAAGACGGTCCTGTGCGAAATGGCCATGTACTGCATGGGCGAGCTTTCCGGACCGATCCGCTCCGAGCTGCTCCTGGACCAGGGCAACGGCCGGTCGGCGGACTCCGCCTCGCCGGCCATCATGGGCCTCAAGGGCATGCGGCTGGTGACCGGCTCCGAGACCGGAAAGAACAAGAAATTTTCGATGGAGATGGTCAAGCTGCTGTCCGGCGGCGACACCCTGACCGGCCGCTATCTCTACGACAAGCGCGACACGTCCTTCACGCCGACCCACAAGCTGATCCTCTACACCAACCATCTGCCCCATGCGATCGCCGAGGACTTCGCCTTCTGGGAGCGGCTGCTGGTCATCCCGTTCCGGCTGGCCTTCGTCAACCGGGAGCCGGCTGCCGAGAACGAACGCCGGGCCAACCCCGACCTTCGCGTCGAGCTGGAGTCCGAGGCCTCCGGGATCCTGGCCTGGCTGGTCGAGGGCTGCCTGCTCTGGCAGCGCGACGGACTCAATCCGCCGGAAGAGGTACGCCTTGCCGTCAAGGAGTTCCGCCGCGATGAGGACTACCTCGCCGACTTCCTGGAAGAGTGCTGCGAGATCGGCGACGACCACAAAGCCTTCCGCGTGTCCAAGGCCGACCTCTATGACCGCTTCGAGCGGTGGTACTTGAAGGCCATCAGCTCGAACCCCAAGAAAGTCCCCAAGGACCGCGCCTTCGGCAACGACGTGGGCAAGCGGTTCGAGAAGCTCAAAACCGGCGGCATCACACACTATTTGGGTCTACGCCTGCGCCCGGAGACCGACTCCAAGGGGTCTTGACGCCGGGGCGTAGGGAGTTGGGGAGTACGAAATACAAATTTGCCACATAGGGGAGTTTTGTCTTTTACGCACCTTTTTACAAATACTCTCCCTTACTCCCTAGAGAAAAAAAGAAAAAGAAAGAAGTAAGTAATATGAATATCTTATACAATCTTCAACGGGCCACGGCCTGAACGGAACTCCCCGAATGCCGAACCTCATGGACCTGGTTGCCGAAGCCGGCGCCGGAATCGTGCTGCAAAAGGTGGCCACGGGCGCACGCGGCGACGAGTACGTCGGCCCCTGCCCGGCCTGCGGCGGCACGGATCGGTTCCACGTCTGGCCGGACCAGAAGAACGGCGAGGGCAGCTACTGGTGCCGGGGTTGCGATCGCGGTGGCGATGCCATCCAGTTCTGCATCGACTTCCTGGGCATGAGCTTCCCCGAGGCGGCCAAGCATGTGGGACGGCCGGCGGCCATCAGCTCCCGGCGCATGCGCACGCCTCGGGCCCGGGCCGCCGCCCGCGTCGAGACCGAATCCGCTCCCGCCGTGCCGGTCGCTCCGGAGCGGCTCTGGACCGAAAAGGCCACCGCCTTCGCCAAGGCCTGCCACGCCACCCTCATGGCCGACGCCGAAACCCTGGCCTGGCTGGCCGCCCGGGGCATCGAAGCGGCCACGGTCCGCCGCTTCGGCCTGGGGCAAAATGCCGGTGAAAACGACAAGGATCTGTACCGCCCCCGGGAATCCTGGGGCCTGCCCGAGATCAAAAAAGAGGACGGCACGCCGAAAAAGCTCTGGCTCCCCATGGGGCTGGTCATCCCGCTTTGCCACGGCCACACCGCCGTCCGGCTGCGCATCCGGCGGCCGCACCCCGAGGCCGGTCCGGAGGCGCTCCAGGGCACGCGCTACTACGTCGTTCCAGGCTCATCCATGGAGCAGCTTTTGATCCGTCCGACCGCGCCGGTCATCGTGGTGGTCGAGGCCGAACTGGACGCCCTGGCCGTGGCGGCCGCCGCACCATCGGGCGTGGGCGTGCTGGCCCTGGGCTCGTCCAGCCCGCATCCGGACGCCCGGGCCATGGCCGCCCTCACCCGGGCCATGACCATCCTGGTGGCCCTGGATTTCGACAAGGCCGGGGCCGGAGCCTGGGACGCGCGGTTGCGCTCCAAGGGCCGGCCGGACGCCTGGTGCTGGCGCCGCGCTTTCCGGCAGGCCGTGCGCTGGCCCACGCCCGACGGCAAGGATCCGGGCGAGGCAGTGGCGGCCGGCGTGTCCCTGACCGACTGGATCGCGGCCGGTCTGCCGCCTGTTTTGACCCTCCCGCCCGTCAAAACCCCGTCGCCCGTTGCAAAGTCCGTGTCCGATTCGGGGACGTCGGGACATTTGCCGTCTGAACTGCCTCTTGTTTGGGGGGCGGGGGATTTTCTGGCAGGGGCAAAGGCGACAACGGCGACAATGGCGCTTGAGGAAATACTGGAGCGGTATGGGTCTACAGGACTGGCGCTTCGCGCCGAATCCGGCGGCCTGCGCTGGACGTGGCCGGACGGCTTCTCGGAGGCGCTGCGCGCCGCAGTGGAACGCGCCTTCGGCGCGGTCGAACAGGAATGGATCGAAACGGAGGGGTGGACGAAATGATCACCAGCACCTGCCCGCACGGCTTCGGTGAATCGGATCTGCCGCGCTGTCTGGAAGGCGCCGTGACGCGGCTGGCCTGCCTGCGCTGTCCGCTCCCGGTCGTGCTCATGGCCGATCCGTCGCCTGACGCCGACGCCGTCAACCGCTCCCTGGCCGCCCGGCTCCCGGGCCTGCTGTCCTGCGCCTGGACGCCGCCGCTTGCGGCCGTCCTGGACACGGCGCCGCGCTATTCGTTGCCCTTCCTGCGTCCCGCGTTGCCCCTTCCTGTCGCGGCCGCTGCGCCGGCTCCGGCCGGACGCGTCTACGGCAAGCCGTTCGCCGGCAGCATCTCCAGGGGCAAGGCGCTGGCCCTGGCGCTCCAGGACGCCTTTTTCTCGCGCACGCCGCAACCGGCCAAGGTCGGCCTGAAAGCCATCCTGCGGTGCTATCGGCGGGTGGAGCGCGCCCCCTACCTGACCGACGCGGACCATTTGCGCCGCGCCCTGCGCGCCTGCGGCCTGCCGATGCGTCCGTCCGGCAACAGCTTCGTGGTTGAGGATTCCGCCCATGTGCGGGCGTTTATCCGTTGTTACGTCAAGGAGGCGGCATGAAAGAGGCCGGCATGCTTTTTACCGACGATATGGTCCAGGCGATTCTGGACGGTCGCAAGCGGGTGACGCGCCGGCTGGTGAAGTTTCCAAAAGGGTTTGAACCTGGTTTCTCTACGAACCCTATTGGATCGGACGGACGCTGGTTTTTCTCTGGTGCGGGAAGCGTCAACGTGGTCCTTGCCATGTCCAATGGGATGCGCTGTCCCTTCGGCGGTCCTGGTGACCGTATCTGGGTGCGCGAGTCCTGGAATGTCTATGAGAGGCTAGACGAAGATCTGTTGCACCTCTTTGATAAAATTCCCAAAACCCGCCCGAAGGTGCCCCATGCCCTTGTCTATCGCGCCTCGGATGCAGGCGATTTTGACTGGCGGCCCTCCATCCATATGCCCCGCTGGGCCTGCCGCCTGGAACTGCCCATTGTTTCGATCCGGCCGGAACGCGTCCAGGACATCACGGAAGCGGATGCCAAGGCAGAGGGCGTTGCAATCAAATACTACCATGGTGCTTGGTGCGAGGCCAAATCCTACCGCGATGCGTTCCTGCATCTTTGGGAGGGCTTGTATTGGCGCAAGGGCCTGGGCTTTGATGCCAACCCCTGGGTCTGGCGCATCGAATTCGGTCCGGCGAGGGTGCTGGCATGATGCTCGACATGCTCGGCGGCGAGCGTCCGACCATGGCCACGTTCTTTTCCGGCGGCGGACTGGCCGATGTCGGTTTCGAGGAAGCCGGTTTCGAGGTGGTCTTTGCCTGCGAGATCGACCGGCAGGCCAGGGCCGTCTATCGCCGGCATTTCCCCAAGGCCCTCATCCGCCATGACATGAAGGAGGTGCGCGGCCGTGACATCCCGCCAGTTGACGCTGTGTTCTTCGGCTCCCCCTGCCAAGACCTGTCCATCGCCGGAGGCCGGGCCGGGCTTGAAGGGGAGCGCAGCGGTCTCTTTTTTGAAGCGATGCGGGTTGTTGACGAAATGGATCCGCCGCCTGCTCTCTGCCAATGGGAAAATGTCTGCGGAGCCCTTACGAGCAACGGCGGCCGGGATTTTGGCACCGTGCTCCGGGAAATGGCTCGGCGGTGGCGTGGTGTCGCCTGGCGAGTCCTGGACCTTCAATTCTTCGGAGTGCCCCAGAGACGCCGTCGCGTCTTCGTTGTCGGACATTCTGGAGGCTGGGAACGTTCCACCTCGATACTTTTTGAGCCCGACGGCCTGCGCTGGAATCCTCCGACGCGCGGAGCGGCGCGGCAAGCGGTTGCCCGCACAGTTAAAGCATGCGCTCGAAGCTGCGACCGGGGAGATGTCTGCGACAACCTCATCGCCTTTGGCGGCAACAATACCGCCGGACCGATAGAGGTCGCCGCACGCCTGGGCTGCAACGAAAGCGGCAGTGGCTTCCGTCTGGATTTCGAGAGCGATACGCTGATCGCGCATGCCTTCCCCGCGAATCTTTCCGGTACGCAATATTCCAGCCGGCCCGAGCTTTCTCCGACCCTTGGTGCGACCAATCCCGTTGCCGTATCCCTGCGCGGCCGCGAAGGCGGCGGCACTGCGGAACTGTCCGGCGAGTGCTGTCCGTCCATGCGGGCCAGCCAGGGCGGTGGCGACAAGCCCCACGTGCTGGCGATGCGTGCCGTGCGACGTCTCATGCCAGTGGAATGCGAACGCCTCATGGGCCTGGAGGACGGCTACACGGCCTGGGGCCTAGATGACGACGGCCGCCGCATCGAACTGGCCGACGGCCCCCGCTACAGGATCATCGGCAATGGCGTCGGCAAGCCGCACAGTCTATGGACCGGCCGGCGCATGGTGGCCGACCTTCTGGAGTGCGGCCGTCCCGGCGCGGACATGGCCGTGGAGACGGCGGAGGTGGGGGCATGAGCGACAGCCTCCCCAATTTTGCCAAGCTCGAAGCCCTGGTCGTGCACGATCCGGAGGGGGCGGACATGGCCGCGTGGGCGCGAGGTCTTTCCCCCTGCCCCGATGCCGAGACCATGCTTGGCGAATACGAATGGGTAGTCCTTTGCTCGGGCATATCCTACCGCGCCGCGCGCTCCATGCAATCGAATCTGGCCCGAACCGGCCATTGCGGGCACCCGCACAAAGATACGGCCATCGCCAGGATGCGCCGTCAGTACCGAGGCTGTTGGCAGGAATACCAGCACGCCAGCACGGACGCTGAACGCCTCCGCGTCATCCGCACTTGGCCCTATATGGGAGGAAAAGCCCTCCCCTTCCAGTTGGCCAAAAACTTGGGGGTCACCGGCTTTTGCAAGCCGGACGTCCATTTGAACCGTCTGGCGAGCTTGTACGGATGGAAAGAACCGCAAGGCATGTGTGCAGCATTGGCCAAGAAATACGGCGAGACCGTGGCCTACGTGGACACGGTGCTGTGGTTCGCGGCCATGCAGGGGTGGGCCTATAAGGAGGCTGCTCAATGATTCTTTTCCATGGCCATCGCGAATACCGCGCCGCCCTGGCGGTGGTGGCCGCCGGTGGACAGGCGCTGTTCATCCATCCATGGGGCGGTCCAAGTCGCATCCGCTGTTTTAACGGCGTCCGGGAGATCGGCAAGCTGTTCGACCAGGACAAGGCCCGGCTTGTGGCCACGGCCAAGAGGCTTGGCGTCCGGAAGGTGGTTATTGATCGGGAGGACCTCCCCGAACAGCATGTGGACCTGGTTGCCGCCCCCTTGCGGAAAGCTCGGGCGGAAAGCTCGCAGGGAAGTCTTCTGGAGGTGAAGCCATGACCCGCCATGACCTTCGCCTCCTGGAGCTGGTTCCCGGCCAGGTCGGCTACTACGTCACGCCCGGCGGCTGGGTCCCGGTCGTCATTGGAACAACCAAGGCCCTGGGCGACCAGGATGTTCCAGATCCCGCGTGCTGCAAATGCCCGCTGGCTGCCTATTCGCATATCCTGCGCGAACTTTTCGGCCATAGTGGGGCCTTTGAAAAGCTCTGCACGATCCCCTTTCTGCGCGACCGGAAGCTCACCCTTGAATCCTTGATGCAGTACCAGGGGTGCGGGGCGAAAGGCAGCGACTACGTCCAGGCAAAGAAGCTCTTGGGAAAAGGAAGGAGGAAAGTCGCATGACCCGCCGTCACATTACCCCTGGCCAGCTTTCCCTCTTTGCCGTGCCGGCGTCTCCGGTGACGGCCGTCGTGCAGCCGTCTCCCGTGGCGGCCGTCGTAACGCTGCCGGAGCCGGCCAGAGCGCCCGCGCCCCAGCCCGCCCCATCGGACCGTTTTTGCCTGGAGACGCTGCCCCTGCCGTCGGGCGTGCGCCGGGCGGAAAGCTACCGCAACTGGTATTGCGTCCGCCACCCGGACGGCTCGCCGCGCGACGCGTTGGCCATGCTCTATGTGTCGTTTTCTTCTGGCGGGAACCCCGTGGGATACCAGTATTGCCCGGCCCTCGGGCGCGGCTGGCTGTCGCGGTCCTCCTGGCTCGACGACGTCTGGCAGCCGCTCATGCGGGCCATGCGTGCCTTCGCCGCCCAAACGCTTGCTTTGGCCGACGAGGACGTCGCCCGCCTCGGCTATCTGACCTGCGCCTGGCAACAGGAAACCCGGCCGCTCCTGCGCGACGAGCCGCACCAGGGCAATGTCGAGCCGAATCGTAACGTACGGAAACTGTTGGCTGTATGAGCATGAAAAGAAAGGAGCAAACCATGGACACATCGGAAGTGACCAGCCAGGAAGTGCTTGCCGCACTAGGCCGTGAGTTGTTCGGCGATGCGGCCACCCTGCGCGTGGTGGACCCGAAGGACATCCGTCTGCGCAAGGAAAACGCCCGCTACTTCAAAAAGGAGATGTTTCAGCAACTGGTGGCCAATATCAAGTCCGACGGCCGGCTGTCGTCCATGCCGGTCTGCTACGAACCGGAACCGGGCATGCTGGAGGTTCTCTCCGGAAATCACCGGGTCAAGGCGTCGGTGTCCGCCGGCCTGTCGCGCATCCTGGTCATGGTGCTGCTCGGCGAGCTGTCCGAGTCGCACCTGACCGCCATCCAGTTGTCCCACAATGCCCTGGTCGGCCTGGACGACCCGCAGATCCTTTCCTCGCTCTGGGCCAAGGTGCAGGACATCCAGGATCGTCTGTATGCCGGACTGTCCAGCGACGCCCTGGGCGAGGTCGAAAAGGTCAAGCTGGTCACCTTCACCACGCCGTCCCTGGCCACCCGGACCATGACCTTCGCCTTCGTGGACACGGACGCCGCTCGCATCCAGGAAGTCCTGGACGCGTTGTCCGGACTCGGCAAGGGATCCACGGTCTACGTGGCCGAATCCGAGCGGTTCGACGCGGTCTGGCAGGCCATACAGGACGCCAAGCTCAAGGCCGACGTGAAAAACGGCTCCCTGGCTCTGGCCCGTTTGGTGGAATACGCCAAGGCCGGCATGGAGGCAGCGTCATGAGCTTCCTCGGCGCGGTTGCCTCCCCCGTGCGGCAGGTCCTGTCCGGATTCGCCAAGTCCGTGCAGTCTCCGGCCCTGATTATCGGTGCCGGCAATTTCACGGTCCCTTCGGTTCTGCGCACCGGCGGTTATGGCGGAGAGATCCGGGCCTGCGATGTCACTCTGTATTCCTGTGCCCTGGGGGCGTTCCTCGGCGGCTGGGAGTTGCAGGCCTGGGAACGCCCGGATTGCCCCGAAGCGTTGCGCGGACTTCTCCGCACGGACACGCCGCTGGATTTGGCCGCCTCGGTGGCCATGCTCCTGGACCTGCGTCAGGTCTGGAAGGCCCATAACCCCTATCAACGCTTTGTGCTCGCGCATTACCGGTGGGTCTGGGAAAATCTCCTGGAGCAGACGCGCCAGAAACTGACCGCCTTCCGGGAGCATGTCGGCCAAATCGCCTTTGAGGCCAGGGACGGCTTCGACCTTCTGGAGGAAGCTCCCCGATCCGCTACGGTGTTCGCCTTTCCCCCGACGTACAAGCGTGGGTATGAATCCCTGGAAAAGCTCCTGACCGCCTCGGTGGAGTGGGACAGACCGTCCTATCGGGAGATGACGGACAAGAGCCTGGAACTCTACGAGAAGATCGCCGGCTACGAAAATTACTTTGTGGTGCTGGAAAAAGATCTTCCCGAGGTCCGGTCCATCCTCGGCGATCCGGTGGCCGTCCTCCCCCGGGGGCGGGGCAAGACCACCACCATTCTGGCCAGGACGGCCCCGAACCGCATTGTCGTCCGCCATACGATCCAGTCCTCCAATATCGGTCCTGTCTGGCCGTCCGACCGCCCCGTATCGGGGACGGAAACGCTTTCCCTGGGCGTGCTTACATCCCGGCAGACCATCCGCTTCAACGAGCTGTTTTTGTCCAGCCGCATCGACTACTTCGAGGGCGGCGTCGCCTTGTCCCTGGCCTTTCTGCTGGACGGCCAGGCCATCGGCAAGGCGGATTTCTGCCCGTCCAGCCAGCAATGGAAGCTCCCCGGCCCCGGCGCCATGATCTACCTCATGTCGGATCTGGCCGTCCCCAGCGTCGAGCCCCGTCTGGCCAAGCTGGTCCTGCTGTCGCTCCTCTCGCGGGAAGTGCGGGAGCTTATCGACCGCAAGCTGCTCAAGGAACATTGCTTCGTCGGCACCACGGCATTTTCGAAAAGCCCTGTCTCCATGAAGTACCGAGGGGTTTTCAAGCTCCATTCGCGGAAGGAGCGCAAGGAAGGCGGCTTCGCCCTCAACTATCTGTCTCCCTTTGGCGGCCATGGCCTCGGCGACGTGCTCCCGCTGTGGCGAAAAAAATACGGCAATGGCCCGAAATAGTTGATTTTATTGTTTACAAAGGGCGTAAAAATGCTAGTCTTTTCACATGGTTACCAACAAACACCAACCCCAAAAGGAGACAGTGACCATGTTTGAAAATGCAGCAGTGATTGACGCCTACACGCGGGCTCAGGCCATTGAAGACGGTGTGCTGGTGGACATGACCCAGGGCGAATTCGGCCAGATGGCCCGGGAAGCCGGTTTCCGGTTTCCCCTCGCCATGACCGAAACGGCTTTCGCCAAGTATGTCGATCTGACTCCGGCGGCCATTCGCGCCGGCAACGACAGGAAGGGACGCTGGTGGGACATCCTCATCATGCTCAAATACGCCATCAAGCGCGGCGGGAACGGTTCGGAACTGCTTTTCGAGTTGCGCTGCGTCACGAACAGCGTCCGCCCTAACCGGATCGTCCTCAAATCGGTGTGCGGCCCCGGTGACGATGGCGAGCCGGTCATCACCATCATGCTGCCGGAAGAGGATTGAAAAAGGGCCTCTTTCGAGGCCCTGAAAAACTGGAGGGGCTAGCCCCCCGGCGTGAGAACCAAAGGCTAGCCCCTCCTCCAAGCAAGTGCAAGGGAGAAATGGATATGGAAAAAGTCCCACGTAATACCCCATGGGGGATGGCGGACTATTCGAGGAAGGTCGCTGACGGAATTTGGTGCCTGTCCACACCGTCCCATGGAGGGTATTGGGTCAGCCGAGAACGTCTTTTGCAAATGCCGCCTAAATTTCGGTCCTGCGCCTATTGTCCGAAAAATGGTCAGTGGTTCGAAGAGGATTGCTCGTGGTGTGGCGTTGTACTTTCCTTCCCGGAATACTTTGGCGAGGAGGAAGTGCAGGCGGCCAAGGCGTCGTATGAACTGTATTATGTTGAGAAGGTAATCAAGGGAGGAAGAGCATGCTAGTGAGTGTTTCCTATTTCGCCTCCAAGGCCCCGGCGGACCGCAAGGTCTGCATCGCCAAGAAAGCCCCGCGCTATTTCCGGGGACCGCGGTTCCCGGAGTTCGCCCCGGCCTATCCCTGGGACATGAAGGATTGGCAGGCCCGCTACCGTCGGGAGCTGGAAGTCCGCTTTCCGGACGCGGCCTCCCTGCGCGACTCCCTGGCCAGGATCGAGGCCGCGACACCGGATCCGATCCTGTGCTGCTACGAAAAGGCTCCGTCCGATTGCCACCGATCCATCCTAGCCGGCTTCATTTTCGACCGGCTCGGCCTGACCGTCCCGGAATGGACGGCCTAGGGAGACAGCATGGACGACGCGGAACTTGTCAGCATCCTTTCGCAAACGGAAAAGAACTCCCTGGCCATCCTGCTGCAGGTCGTCAACACCTGCCAGCAGGAAGCCATGGCCCAGCCTCCTGTGCCGGGATCGGCCATGCGGCTGCTCAAGGCCCAGGAGGCCCTGGAAAAGCTCAAACGCTTGCAGGCGTCAGGTTCCGCGTCTTCCGACGTCCCCGCCCCATCCCTCGGCAAGCTCCCGGCCGTCGAGAAGTACCTGTCCGCCTCCGGCTGGAAGGTCAAAAAGTCCAAGCTCTACCAGGACAAGAAGAAAGGCCTTTTGAAGGTCCAGCCGGACGGCACGGTCCTGAAGCTCGACGCCGACACCTATGCGGCGGGCAACCTGGCCCCGGCCGACGCCGCTCCGGACGCCGACGACCAGGAAACCCTGCGCATCAAGCGCGAGCTGCTTCTGGTGGATCTGGAGACCAAGCGCCAGATCCAGGAACGCACCGTGATGCGGCTGCAAAAGGAGCGCGGCGACCTGGTGTCGCGCGAGGAGCTGGACAATATCCTGGTGTCCTTCGTCACGGTACTGCGCGCCAGCCTTCGCCAGTTTTTTTACATGCTGACGCCGCAACTCGTGGAGATCGTCCGGGGCGACCCCTCCCGCATCGAGGAGGCCATCCATTTCGAGTTGGAGAAGAGCAACGAATTCTGGAACGGCTTTGCCAAGGCCAGGAACTTCGACGTGGTGGACGAGGACGAGGACGAGGACGCGGACGCGGAGCCCGTTCCGCAACCCGATAACGAGGATGTGGCGTGACTTCCGAAGCGCAATGGCTTGTTCCCCCGCCTTCTCCGAAAGGCCCCGATCCGATTCCCCTGGACCGGGCCTTTCTGCGTTCCATCGGCCTGCCGCCGCCGGAACCCGGCCCGGACGGCCAGCCCTGGCGCTACAGGCTGGAGCTGTCGCCCACGGTCCGCGCCGCCTTCCGCGCCCCCACGGGCATCATGCCGTCGCAATGGGCCGAACGCTATTTCATCGTCACCGAAGGTTCGCGTCCCGGGCCCTGGAAAAATGAAAATGCTCCCTATGCCGCCGGCATACTGGACGCCTGGGCCGAACCCTATGTCCGGGACGTGTCGGTCATGGCCCCGCCCCAGCTCTGTAAATCCAAGGTGGCCGAGATCCTGCTCGGCTACATCGCCGACCGCGACCCGGCCCTGACCCAGTACATCGTGCCGGACGAAAGCTCGGCCGCCGAGCTGGTGGACGAGCGGTTGCGCCCGATGTTCGAGGACAGCCCGCGGCTGTCCAGACTTCTGACCGGCTCGCCCAAGGATCTGACCGCCAAGAAGTTCCAGCTCCGCACCATGCGGGTGATGCTGGTCTGGGCCGGCTCCACGGCCCGGCTGGCGGCCAAGGCGGCCAAATACCAATTCCGCGACGAAATCGACAAGTACCCCGTGTCCCCGTCCAAAAAGGAGACGAGCACCGAAAAGCTGCTGGACAAGCGGCAGCGCACCTTCCGCTGGGACCGCAAGACCTACCGCGCCTCCTCGCCGACCACCGCCACCGGCCCTATCGCCATGGCCGTATCCGTGGCCTCGGCCGTGTTCGACTTCTGGGTGCGCTGCCCGATCTGCGGCCACATGCAGCGCATGTACCTGACGGCTCCGGACGGTCGCCCCTGCCTGCGCTGGCCCGACGACGAACGCGACCCGAACCGTATCGAGGACGGTTCCCTGGCCTGGTACGAATGCGAGCGCTGCCAGGGCCATTGGGACGATGCCAAGCGCGACCGGGCCGTGGCGCGCGGCGAATGGCGCGAGGAACGCACCGGCCTTCCCCTCTTTTCCCACTTGCGCCAGCATAAGCCGCGCCGCATCGCCTTCCGGCTGTCCGCCCTCTTGTCCATGTTCGTCTCGCTCTCCGAGTATGCCGCCGCGTTTCTCAAGGCCAAGGGCGACAAACTTTTGCTGCGCGATTTCTGCAACGGCTACGAGGGCACGCCCTGGCAGGATTACGAGGTGGAGCGGGCCGAGAAGGATATCCTGGCCCTGCGCGACGACCGGCCGCGCGGGCTGGTGCCCGGCGGCGGCAGGACGGCCTGTCTGATCGGCATGGTGGACACCCAGGAGGACCATTTCATCTACACCGTCCGCGCCCTGGGCTGGGGAAGTTCGCTGCCTTCCTGGCTGGTGCGGGAAGGGCGCGTCGAGACGTTCGAGGGCGTGGCCCAGGTGCTGTGGGATGATGTCTACCGCGACGTCGACGGCGTCGAATACCCGGTGCGCCTGTCCGTCATCGACTCCCAGGGCAACCGCACGGCCGACGTCTACGAGTTCTGCCGCCAGCATCGCGGCAAGATCTTTCCGCTCAAGGGCGAGCAGCGCATGACCCGGCCGCACGACTTCACCCGGATCGACCATTTCCCGAACAGCGAAAAGAAGATCCCCGGCGGCATCAAGCTGTTGAGGGTGGACACGACGGTGTTCAAGAACCAGCTTTCGGCCAAGCTGTCCATCCTGCCCACGGATCCCGGCGCGTTTCTGCTCCATGCCGAGGCCACCGAGGAATACGCCCGCCAGATGTGCGCCGAATATTTCGACGAGGAGGACAGCGTCTGGCTGTGCCCGAAGCACAGGGCAAACCATTATTGGGACTGCGAGGTCTACGGTCTGGCCTGTGCCGACCTGCTCGGCGTGCGCCACTGGAAGCGCCCCGAGGACAAGAAACCGGCATCGGCCCCGGCATCCGCGCCCCGGCCGCAACCCCATTCGTCGGGACGCGTCGGCCTCCCGTCGGCCATTGCCAGAAGGAGAGGATGATGGAACGGACACCGTTTGATATCGTGATGAATGATGCCCTCCAGGAAGAATCCGGGCAGGGATTGTCTATGAAAGAAATCGAGGATGATATACTTTCCATCGTGTCCAAGGCGTGCGCCATTCCGCTGGAGATAGTGCAACGTGATTATTCGAGGATGGGCTACCAAACCGCCACGTTCAGGGAAAAGGGGTTGGAGATGCCATATACGATACGTGATCTCTTGAAGATGGATATTAATGAACTCATAATGATAGGTGTCACTCGTGATGTGGTGAACGTATGGATATTACGTTGCATGTGTACTATTGCAGGTTTTCGTTTTGACTTTGCTTATCAAGGGCCATATGCCGTCTCAGGAATTGGTGAGAAAATTGAGCAGTGTTTATATGAACTTCGTGGAAATAAGACGTTATCGAATATCGACCCTTATGAAGCAACAGTAGAGGAGCTTTGTGCGCTCCGCGATAGATTTGCAGCATAGCCCGCAACGAAGGGGAGGAATTTTAATGAGCGACCGCTTGCTCAATGTCGAACAGGCCCGCGAAAAACTCGGTAACGTCTCGAAATCCTTCGTGTACAAGCTCTGCAAGGACGGCGTGTTGTGCACCATTGTCGTCGGCAAGGTGCGCGGTCTCCGTATCTATGCGTCATCGTTAAAGAATTATATCGATAACAAAAAACGCGACCGGGCGGCATGAGATTTTTTTTCGACGCTCTCGGCCCGCGTCTTCCGCTTCGCCGGCAAAGCCGCGCCGCTGCTGGCTTGCGGCCCTGTTTGACCCCCTGAAAATTATGTCCACGACGTCCACTACGTCCACGGGGTGCACTGACTGCCCCCCTGGCCTGCCGTATCCGGTGGGCCATGTTCACGCTCTATTCCGACGCCGAGCTGCAAACGCTCATTTCCCAGGTCAAGGCCGCCATCCCCAAGGTGCTGGCCGGCCAGCGGGTGAAAATCGACAACTCGGAATATGAGCGCTCCACCCTCGATGCCCTGAAAGCCTTTGCCACTGCCCTGGCCCGGGAAGTCGCCCGGCGCTCGGGCAAGGCCCCCCGCCTCGTCACCGTCCGCACCCCGTCCGTCCATGGCCCCCGGAGGCTCTTTTGAGCGGCCAGCCCCTGCTGGTGGACCGGCTGGGCCGGCCCCTGGCCTCGCCGGCCCTTGGTCAGGTCGGCATGGTGGCCCGCGCGGCCGGCGGCCATCGCGGCACCATGTCCGGCTGGCTGCCGCAACGCCATTCCGCCTACTCTGCCCCCTATGAGCGCGAGCTGGTCGCCCGCCGATCCGAGGATCTGGCCGCCAACGACGCCCATGCCGCCGCGTTGTTCGAATCCCTGTCCACCAATGTCACCGGCACCGGCCTTGTCCCCCAGTCCCGCATCGATGCCGAGGCCCTGGGCATTCCGGAAGATACGGCCACGGACCTGCGCAACCAGATCGAGGCCGCTTTCGCCGCCTGGGCCCAGAAGGCCGACGCCGGCGGCCGGATGACGTTCAACCAGCTCCAGTTTCTCATATTCCGCACCGTCCTGGTCCAGGGCGAATACCTGAACCTGTGCGTATCCAAGACCCGACCGGACGGCAGTCTGCCCCCGGGCCGGCGCTTCGCCATGGCCCTGCAATCCATCCATCCGGCCCGCTTGCGCACCCCGGCCGCCATGGCCCTGGATGCGTCGGTCCGGGACGGCGTGGCCCTGGGCGACGACGGCGAAGCCCTCGGGTACTGGATCGCCCAGCCCGACAGCCTGGGCCGCATCGATTATGCCGCCCTGATCAGCTCCCGCTACTATCCGGCCTCGGTGGCCCATCGGCCGGTCGTCCTCCACGGCTTCCCCCAGACCCAGGCCGAACAGTACCGGGGCATCCCCTCCCTGGCCCCGGCCATGAAATTCTTCCGCGACTTGGGCGATTGTCTGGACGCCGAACTGGTCGGACAGATCGTCACCGCCCAGGTGCCCATGGCCATCACGGCCGATATCAATCCGCTGGTCCAGACCGGCGTCATCCAGGGGCGCGGCGACATCCGGTCCCGTCCCGACGGCGAATATGTGACCGAGGTTCCGGCCGGCACCGTACTCCAGCTCTACGAGGGCGAGGACATCAAGCCGCTGGATTCGCCGCGCCCGGGCAGCAATTTCGACAGCTTCGTCACCCGCATCCTGCGCGCCGCCGGGGCCGCCGTCGGCCTGCCCTACGAGATGGTGGTCAAGGATTTCTCCAAGACGAACTATTCCAGCGCCCGGGCCGCCCTGCTGGAGGCCTGGCGGGTCATCCGCCGGCACCAGGACTGGCTGGAATCCGGCTACTGCATCCCGATCTGGGAAGCGGTGATCGAAGAAGCCGTGGCTCGCGGCTATGTCGTCATTCCCGAAGGCGCGCCGGACTTCTGGCTTTCCGATGGTTCGCCCGATCCCCGCTATCTGGCCAGCGACTGGATCCCGCCGCGACAGGGCCACGTGGACCCGACCAAGGATACCGGGGCCGACATCGAGGCCATCGAATCCGGCATCGCCACCTTTGCCGATGTCATCGCCTCCCGGGGCGGCGACTATGAATCCAGTTTCCGCCAGCAGAAGCGTGAGCGCGACTTGCGGAAAAAGCTCGGCCTGCCTGACCTGACTGCCTCCACTCCCAAACCTGCCCCCAAGCCGACGGAACCGGACGCGAATCCGGATGCGTCCGACCGGAATCCGCCCGAAGGCGGGAAAAATGACGACACCGGCCAGGAGCCCCAAGAGGAAGCCGCATGAGCACCATCGAATCGAACCATCCGGCCCCACGTGTGCTTTCGGTCGTCATGGCCGAGCCCTGGGCCATTCTGCCCGGCTCACTGGAGCTTATTCTGGAAATCGTCTCCCGGCGAGGCGATCCCGAGGCCATTGCCGTGAAGCGTGGCGTCCCCCTCGAAAACGCCCGTTCCGTCGAAGTGCGCGACGGCGTGGCCATCATCCCGATCATGGGACCGATTTTCCCCCGGGCCTCCATGTTCGAGTCTATTTCCCAGGCCGCCGTATCCGTCGAGACCTTGGCCCTCAATTTCCAGCAGGCCCTGGATGATCCGTCCGTGCGGGCCATCGTGTTCAACATCGACAGCCCCGGCGGCCAGGTCTCGGGCATCCAGGAGCTTGCGGCACAGATAGCTTCGGCCAGGGACGTCAAGCCGGTCGTTTCCTACATCCAGGGCACGGGAGCCAGCGCCGCCTATTGGCTGGCGTCTCCCGCCTCGCGGATCGTGGCTTCCAGGACCGCCGTGCTCGGCAGCATCGGCGTGGTGGCCACCGTCCCCAGGACCGACGGCAAGACCCTTTCCATCGTGTCCAGCCGGGCCCCGAAAAAGCGTGTCGATCCCGAATCCGAGGACGGCCGGGCCGAGGTGTTGCGGACCCTGGACGATCTGGCCGCCGTCTTTTCCGGCGACGTGGCTACCTATCGTGGCACCACCGTCAAAAACGTCGAACAGAATTTCGGCCAGGGCGGCGTCCTGGTCGGGGCCCGGGCCGTGGCCGCCGGCATGGCCGACGCTCTCGGCACCCTGGAAGGCGTCATCGCGGAATTGTCCGCGAACCGGCCCCTCGCCGGGAACCTCAATGCGCAAGGAGAACAAAATATGCCCGACGCGCAAATGCCGGATGCCGGCGGGGGAAAGACCGCCGCCACCATGCCGGTCAATCCGAATCCCACCCCTGTCGTCCCGGATCCCAAGGCGAGCGGCCCCACGGCCGCCGGCATCCTGGCCCTGGTCGGCGCCCTGCACGGCCCGGAAGTCCGGGCCAGCGTGGAGCAGGCTGCCCAGGAGGCCCAGGCCATGGACATCAGTTGCGTGGCCTACGCCGCCATGCTGACCACCATGAAGGCCCGCTTCGCCCCGGCCCCCGAGGCCAGGACCGAAACCCCGCCGGCCGCGCCGTCCGGCGGCCAGGCCATGGTCCAGGCCATCACCAATGCCCTGGCCAGTCCGGCCAAGCCGGGCACGGTCACGGCTGCCGACAGCCAGCCGAATTTCGTGGCTTATACCAAGGCTCACGTCCAGGCCGCCAAGGGGGGGAAATAAATGTCCACGATCACCAACGAACGCAACCGCGAAGGCGACATCTTCGTCGCGGAACTGTCCCCGGCCTTCGGCCGCGAGGTCGTGACCATCGCTTCGGGTGCCAACCTGGTCCAGGGCTCGGTCCTGGGCAAGTCCGCCTTTTCCTGCCCGGCCACGGGCACGGCCAAGGCCGGCAACACCGGCAACGGCACGCTCGGGTCCGTGGTGGCCGGCAACCAGGTGGAAATCGGCGACTACACCATCAAATGCACGGCCGCCGCTTCCAACTCCGGCACCTTCAAGGTGTTGACCCCGCAGGGGTTTCGTCTCGACGACGCCACGGTCGGCGTGCCCTACGTTTCGCCGCACCTGTCCTTTGAGTTGACCGACGGCGCCACGGACTTTGCGGCCGGTGATGCCTTCACCATCACCGTGGACGAAGGCTCGGGCGATGCCGCCCTGATCAACTTCGCCGCCCATGACGGCTCCCAGCTCGCGGCCGGCGTCCTGCTCTACGACGTGGACGCCACTTTCGGCGCGGTTGAGGGCGTCAACGTCAAAAGCAACGCCGTGGTCATCGAAACGAATCTGATCTGGCCCGTGGGCGCCACCGCCGCCCAGAAAGAGGCCGCTCTCGCCCAACTGTCCGAACGCGGCATCAGCGCCGTCGAGGGGGTCTAAGCCATGGCTTTCAACATCGGCATGTTCTCGCTGGCCGAACTGACCCAGTCCATCAATCTCATTCCCTTCAAGTATGGACGATTGGTCAATTCGGGGATTTTTACCCTGAAACCCATCAACACGCGCACCGTCATGCTGGAACGCCAGCACAACATCCTGCGTCTGCTCGTCACCAAACCCCTGGGGGCGGACGGCACGCCGATGGAGCACGGCAAGCGGGACGGTCTCACCTTCAAGGTGCCGCATATCCCGGCCACCGACGTCATCCTGCCCAACGAATACGAGGGCGTGCGGGCCTTCGGCACGGAAAACGCCCTGGACACCCAGCAGTCGGTCATGCTGCGCAAGCTGGCCGAAAACCGCCTCAAATTCGAGATCACCTGGGAGCATATGCACTGGGGGGCCATCAAGGGTCTGATCCTGGACGGCGACGGTTCTTCGGTCATCTACAACCTGTTCGACGAGTTCGGGCTGACCCAGCAGGTATTCGACTTCGAGCTGGACGACCCGAATACCGACGTGGCGTCCAAATGCCGCGACCTCTCGCGCTACGTCGAACTGAACCTGGAAGGCGACGTCACTACCGGCACCCGGGTTTTCGTGTCGTCGGAGTTCTTCGACAGCCTCATCACCCACGTCAGCGTCAAGGATTGGTACAAGAACTGGCAGGCCGCCGCCCAGATGTCCCAGGTCGATCCGCGTAAGGGCTTCTCCTTTGGCGGCGTCACCTTCGAGGAATGCCTGGGTCAGGCCACCACGTCCAAGGGCGCCACCACGCGCTATATCGCCGCCGGCGAGGGCCACGCCATCCCCGAGGGCACCATGTCCACCTTCGAGACGGTCGTCGCCCCCGGCAACTTCACCGACACGGTCAACACCTACGGCGAAATGCTCTACGCCTTGTCCAAGCTCCGGGATTTCAATCAGGGCGTGGACATCTGGATGGAGTCCAACATCCTGCCGCTCTGCTACCGGCCGAAGCTGCTGGTGAAGGTCAAGCGGTACTGATCCGCATCATAGCAACCGCCCCGACCCGGGCCGCCCCGCGCGGCCCGGGTCATGGAGACAAGCCATGGCAACACCGATCCCGTACACGCCAGATCTTCGCGCCGACTATGAACGTCTGGCCGCCGACGCCGCCATCCGGCCCGAATTTCGCACCGACGTCGCCCTCATGACCAGGCGCATCGTCGCGGCCTGGCCCCGTTACGAGGCCGTGGCCGAGGACGTCGGCGCTCCGGCGCATCTGGTGGCCCTGGTCCATGCCATGGAATGCGGCCTGCGGTTCGACCGCCACCTGCACAACGGCGATCCGCTCACGGCCCGCACCGTCCATGTCCCGGCCGGGCGGCCGGTCGACGGCACCCCGCCCTTCACCTGGGAAGAGTCCGCCGCCGACGCCTTGCGAGCGCACGGCGTGGACCGCTGGACCGACTGGAGCCTTGGCGGTCTTTGCTACGTGCTCGAACGCTACAACGGCTTCGGCTATCGCCGCTACCACCCCGAGGTGCCCACGCCCTATCTCTGGTCCGGAACAACCGCCTACACCGCCGGCAAGTACGTGTCCGACGGCCATTTCGACCCGGCGGCCGTCAGCAAACAGTGCGGCGCCATGGCCCTGCTGCGCGGTCTGGCCGACGTTGGCAAGCTCTTCCCGGAAACGCCGGAAGGGGACGCGTCGTGACCATCGAGGAGGCCAAGCAAGCCGGCCAGTGTCAGGGCTGCGTTTTCCGGCTGATCGGTCCCGGTGAGGCCCGCTGTATGGGCGTGGATCTGGCCGAAACCGAATGTCCGGGGAAGTGCGCTGACGAGAAGCGCCAGGGAGGGAAGAGACAATGTTCGGCATAGACGACGCCATCGGGGCCGGCCTCGGCGTGATCGGCAAGATCATCGACCGGGTCATCCCGGACAAGGAAGCCCAGGACAAGGCCAAGCTGGCCCTGCTCGAAATGCAGCAACGCGGCGAACTGGCCCAGCTCGATGCCGCGCTCAAATCCGACCTCGGCCAGATGGACATCAATAAACAAGAGGCGGCGTCCAGCAGCCTCTTCGTCGCGGGTTGGCGTCCCATGGTCGGCTGGGTCTGCGCCGGCGCACTCGCCTATTCGTTCATTCTGTTGCCCATGCTGCGGGCCATTCTGGCCGCCTGGAAGCCCGGCCTCACCATCCCGTCCATCGACATGTCCGACTTGTGGCCGCTCATGATGGGCATGCTCGGCCTGGGCGGCATGCGGAGTTGGGAAAAGGCCAAGGGAGTGTCCAGGTAATGGTCTCCGACGAGGACCTCAAAAAGCTCGTCGTCGCGGCCGTTCAGGAGGCCCTGGTCGGGCAGCATGCCGGCGGTTGCCGCGACTGCTGCCGCACCTGCGAACTGGAGCCGGGCATGCACCGGGATGACCACAAGTTCATCTACGCCCTGCGCCAGACCCTGACCGACGGCCGCAAGACCATGCTGGCCACGTTTTTCAAGGCGTTGGCCTGGATCATCCTCGTCGGCGTGGGGCTCTGGGTGGTGACCAAGGCAAAGGGGGCCTGAATGCACGACATCGAAGCCCAAGTGCGCCGCCTGCAGCGGCTTTTCCGAAACTTGGCCTGGATCGTGGCCGTCGGTGCCCTGTTCGACGGCTGGGAAATCGTCCGATTGGTCCGCGTCGTGCGCGCCTGGTGGGGCCAGCCATGACCCTGCGCGACGACTTCGCCGCCGACATCCTGGACGGCTTCCGCGACCTGGCCGAACCGGCCGTCTACCGGCCCAGGTCCGGCGCGGCGGTCGCAACCTTCGCCCTGCTCGAGGACCGCCGGCTGGCCGCCGGCTCCCGGGCCCGGCTCGAGACCGCCACACTGGTGGTTTCCCAGTTCGACGTCCCAGCGCCCGCCATCGACGACTGTTTCGAGGTATCCGGCATCGTCTGGCAGTACCGCCAGAACAAGGACGCCCCGGCCGAACGCGAGGACGCCTGGCCGTTCTGGCGGCTGGCCTGCCGCCGCACCGACACCTTGTCCCTGACCGGAGGCCGCTCGTGAGCACGAATGCGGCGCCGACCGGCGGCCTCGGCATGACCTTCGCCCTGTCCGAGTCGCCCATTCTGTCGGAACTGCTCACCAGCAGCGACCCTGTTGTCCGTCGCGTGTCGCTCAAGGCCCTCAAATCCACGGGCTGGATGGTGCAGCAGAACTGGCGTCAATATTTCAAGGATCCCGGCTGGGCGCCGGTCTCCAAGCTGACAAAGTCCCTCGATACCCGGGCCGGCCTCAAATTTTTGCGCCAGTTCGTCCGCTACAAGGCGTTCCCGGACAACATGGCCGTGGCCATCGGCTTCGGTAAGGGCAAGTCCGTCAAGAAAAAGTCCGGGGCATCCTATACGGGTCTGGGCCGCTACGGCCTGGCCGCCGGCAGCCTGCTCGGGGCCGACGCCGAGATCATGGCCATCGCCGAAAAGGCGGAATACGGCTGGCATGGCCCGGTCACCGAGCGCATGCGCCATTACGTGGCCGCCGCGACCAGGGCCCGGTCCAAGGCCAAGCATCCGGTGGTCGGCCGCAACTACGTCGCCTTTTCCAAGAGCAAGACCAACATCGACGTGCCGGCCAGATCCGTGTCCCGGGTCTATTTCGACCGCATCAAGACAAAGATAAGCGACTATTATCTCATTAAATTTTCCATGAACTGGAAAAAAATCGGGGCGGCGGCATGAGGACCTCGGAACTGCGGGAACGGATGCGGCAGGCCCTGACCAGGAACGATGCCCTGGCCGCCTGGAGCCTGCGCCACTTCAATCGGACTATGACGCTGCTCGACGTCTACGATCCGCACGATCCCCCGTCCGACGACGCCTGCCCGTTCGTCTCTTTCGAGCTGCTGTCCCATGGCCGGGGCAACGACACTGCCCGGCAGTCCTGGGAGTTCCTGGTCATCGTCGAGGTGCGTCTGCCCGAGGGCGTTTCCGGCGAGGACCTGGCCGCCGACCTGCGCGAGCTGGTCGAGGACTGCCTGCTCCGGCCGGGCATCGGGAAGGTGAAGACAGGGGAGGACGTGCACGAGGTCCACGAAGGCACGTATTGGCAAAACATTTCGACCGTCAGCATCACGCGCTAGCGCGAAGGAGGCTATCATGTCTGGTATTTTGTGCTCCGGGAAACTCTACATCGACCGTACCGACACCAGCGGCAACAAGACCGGGCTGGTCTCCGTGGGCAACGCCACCCAGTTTCAGATCACCGAGTCGTCCAGCACCAAGACCCGCACGTCCCGCATGAACGACGACTACGGCCAGGTGCTGGATACCGTGGCCATCAAGGGCGACTCCAAGCTTGCCGTCACCATGGACGAGCTGGACCGGGCCAACCTGGCCCTGATCTTCCTCGGCCTCGACGTGGACTCCAGCCAGGCGGCCGCCGCTTCCCAGACCAAGGAATTCGACCTCGGGAGCGTGAAGCGGAACGTCTATTACGAGCTGGGCCACACCAACGTCACGGTCAGCAACGTCGCTGTCGGCGGCTCGGCCATGGCGGACGGTTCCTTCCAGGTCGATACCTCCGGCGGTCTCGTCATGTTCACCGATAGCGCCCCGGCCTCCGGCAGCGTCACGGTGACCTTCTCGGCCGCCAAAATGGCCGGCTACAAGATCAAGGGCGGCGCCCGGCCGACCATCAAGGCCCGCCTGCTCCTGATCGGCAAGAATCTGGCCGACGAGACCAACGTCCAGGTGGACGTCAAGGAAGCCGTGCTGACCCCGAAGTCCGGACTGGATTTCCTCTCCTCCGACTTCGCCACGGCCCAGCTGGAGGGCACGCTCAACAAGCCGGCCGGAGAGGATGCCCCCTACTACGTCACCGTGCTGGACGAGGCGGCCTAACCCATGCTGCGCGCACAGAAAACCATCCGTATCGGCGGCGAGGACGGTCAGGACGTGACCGTCCTCGAGGTGAATGTGGAGCAGCTCGGCGACGCCATGACGTTGCTGTCCCAGGTCTCCGGCGGAGGCGGCCAGGATCTGCCCGCCCTGGCCGGGGCGGTGCTGGCCGCCAAGGACGGGCCGGCCCTGCGGTTGCTGCATGGCCTGTCGTCGCTGGGCCAGGACATCGACGCCGTAGGCGGCTGCTCCCTGGTGGATATCGGCGAAGCCTGGGTGGAGGTGAACCAGCCTTTTTTCGACCGCCTCCGGGAGATCGGCCAAAAGCTGGCGAAAAAGGCGCAACCCGATCCCCTCGACGAAGTGAAACCCCAGGCCGCCTAGACGCCATCGCCCGGGCCGTGGACCGCCTCCTGGCCCGGGGACATGGCCCGGCGGTCTACGGCTACGGCTGGTCCTGGTTCATCCGCTGCCTTCGGGCGGCCGACGCGGCGGACAGGATCGAGGCGCGGCGCCATCGGCTGGAACGGGCCGAAGCCATGATTGACATGCGGCTGGCCATGCACGGGGAAACGGAGGCGTTTGAACGCCATTGCGACGCGCTTGTGAAGGACTGACATGGAATCCCTGAACGGCCTCGACATCCTCATCAACGCCAAGGACAACGCCACCCAGGTGTTGCAGTCCATCCAGTCCAACATCACCACCCTGGGCTCGGAAGGCTCCTCCCAGCTTTCCCGCATCAACGAGGCCGCCGAGGGGGTTCGTACCCGCCTGACCGGCATGTACGCGGCCGTGACCGCCCTGGTGGCCGGCTTTGTCGGCGGCAAGCTGGTCCAGGTTCCGGCCCAGTTCGAGAGTATCAACGCCCAGTTGACCACGGTGACCAAGTCCAGTGCACTGGCCCAGGAAGCCACCAAATGGGTCACCGACTTTGCCGCCAAGACGCCCTACGAGCTGGACCAGGTCTCCCGGGCCTATGCCAAGCTCCTGTCCTACGGCTTCGACCCGAAGACGCTCCTGGAGCCCATCGGCAACGCCGCCTCCGGCATGCAGAAGACCCTGGACGAGGCGGTCGAGGCCTTTGCCGACGCCACGCGCGGCGAATACGAGCGCCTGAAGGAATTCGGCATCAACGCCGAGGTCTCGGGCAATCAGGTGACCCTGTCCTGGATGCAGAACGGGCAGCAGATGGAGAAGACGGTCACCAAGAACGCCGAGAATATCGGCAAGGCCCTGACCGGCGTCTGGACCGACATGTTCAAGGGCGGCATGGAATCCCAGATGTCGACCTGGACCGGCCGCGTTTCCAATCTGATGGACGCCGTCACGCGCGGCATCCAGAAATTCATGTCCGGCGGCCTGTTCGATGCCCTCAAGGAAAAGGTTGCCACCATCACCGATGCCGTCGAGGAGCTGGAACAATCCGGCAGCCTGGAGGAATGGGGCAGGATCGCGGCCGCCGCCTTTACTGCGGTCTGGGACGCCGGCAAACGCCTGGTCGAATGGATCACCGAGTTCGTGAGCCGCTACGGTGATCTCCTGAAAGCCTTGGCGACAGAAGCGGCTATCCTCATGGCGGTTTCAGCCTTCGGATCTTTGGCCAAAGGCGTAGCATCGGCTATTAGTTTCTTGAAACTCTTCAAAACCGCTGCTGCTGCCGCCGAAATTGGTACCTTGGCTTTGTCAAAGGCAATGCTTGCAGGCCTCGGTGGTTGGATTACCTTGATTTTATGTATCCCCGACGCCATCAAGGGCTACAAGAATGCGGCCCTGGCCCTGAACGAGTGGCTCAACCCGCTATCCAAGACGAACCAGGCCAACAAGCAGGCTGCCGCCTATCAGCAGACGGCCACCGAGAACAACAAGAAGGCCGACGCGGCCATCAAGCAGTACGCGGCCAGCCTGGGCTATACCGTCAACACCATGGACGAGTGGCGCAAGGGGCTGGCCGACGGCACCATCAAGCTCCGGGACCATGCCGGTAACGTGGCCCTCACCGCCGACGAATACAAAAAGGCCGGCGACGCCATAAAAAAGGCCCAGACCGCCGGCACGGCCTACATCAGTCAGGTGGCCGACCGCTACGACCAGCAGGCCAACGAGGCCAAGAAGCTGGCCGAGACCGAAGGCGCGGCCGCCGCCAACAGCCTGGCCGTGCAGCGCGACAAGTACAAGGCCGTGCTGCCCGTGGCCCAGGCCGTGGCCGAACAGCAGATCGCCTACATCAATCAGGTCGGCGGCACCGAGCAGCAGAAGGCGGCCTTGCGGGCCAAGGTGGAAGAGAATCTGCAAGCCGCCAAGAAAACGGCCCTGGATGACTGGCTTGCCGCCCTCAAATCCGGCCTGGACGAAGCGCTCTCCCAGGAAAAGCGCTATGCCCAGGAATCCGAGAACGCCCACAAGACCACCGAGGACAAGATCCGCGAGCTGCGGCGCCAGACCATGGACACCTCGACCGCCTATTACGACCAGGTGGCCGAGGCGAACGAGAAGCTGGCCAAGGCCGAACAGGCCGCCGCCACGGGCACGGCCGAGGGCTACGACCGGGCCATGCAGTACGCCAAGGAGGCGCAAAACGCCTTCGTGGCCTCGGCCACGGCTGGCAAGGATTCGGTGGACAGCTATACCGCCGTGCAGACCGCTGTCCGGGGCGTGGCCGAGGCGGGCAAGGTCTGGGAAGATGCGGCCAACGCCGGCAAGACCGCCTGGGCCGATACCGTCCAGGCCTTCAAGGACCAGATTGCCGACGCCAAGGCCAAGCTCGACGAATTGAAGAACAACCCTGTCGGCGTGAATCTTACCTGCGATACGACGGCCGTGGATAAGGCCCTGGATGCGCTACGCTCCACCAAGACCACGTCGTCGCACAGGGTCGATCCGAACACGGCCGATGCATTTAAGGCCATCGCGGATCTGAAGAAGGATACATACTCGACCCATTACGTCACGGTCAAAACCGTGGAGGAAAAGGCCTCCACATCCTCGCCGATCCTCCCCAGTGTTATCCCCAGATCTTATTATGAAGGGTCATCATCCATGGCCCTGGGCGGGGTAGTCAGCTTGCTCGATCGGGTTTACCGCTTCGCCACCGGCGGCTCCGTGCCGGTCATGACCATGCCGGGTGAGGTGGTGGTCGAGCCCGAGCGGGCTGGCCGGCTCGCCCCCTTGCTCCACGCCATCAACAGCCTGCGCTTTCCCGTGGACGCCATCCTGCACCGGGCGACCGGCGGCGACGTGTTCCGGCCCTTCGCCTCGGGCCTGATTCCTGGCGTGGGCGACGAGGATTCCGAGCCGCTGCTGCTGCGGCAGGGTGCCTTCGTGGTGCGCAAATCCGCTGTCCAGCGCTACGGCGCGGATCTGATCAATTCCCTGGGCCGGTCCGTGGCCGTGCCGCATTTCGCCGACGGCGGCGTCGTGCTGCCCGACTGGCTGCGCCGGCTCCAGGCGACATTTGCCCCGGCTCCGGCCGCATCGTCCGTGACGCCGGAAGGGGAAACGCCGCCCCCGGTGATGGTCGCTCCGGCGGCCGCATCTCCGGTCCTGTCCTCGCCGCTGCCCGCCCGCCGGCCCCTGTCCGTCAAGGGGACGTCCGCGCTCGGACGCCTCAACGCCCTGCGCGGCCAGGGGCTCACCGCCTTTTCCTCGGGCGGCAGCCTGGACGAGACCCTGGCCGACATCGCCCTGGAGCGCAAACGCACCCAGGAGGACTACGACGAGTCCATCGCCGACGCCCAGGCCGACCATAACGACAGCCTGGCCGCTCTCCTTGCGCAGGAGCAGTCCGACCTGGCCGACATCGCCAAGACCCTGGCCGACGCCCTGGCCGACCTGCAAAAGACCTGGTCCGAGGCGCAAAAGGCCTACGCGTCCGATATGGCCGACGCCAAAGCGGCCCTGTCCAAGGCCGGGCAAGCCTATGACAGTTGGAAATACAACGCAGACATATCGTATTCTGCGACGAATAATGAAGGGAGCACGGTCCTCTATTCGCAAGATCAGATTGATAAGGGCTATAAGACAAACAATGGATATATCAACCAGGCAAATGGTGGCTTTATCGGTAATCCGACCGAGAAACTCCAGCATTTCGCCAACGGCGGCGTTACCCGATGGTACAAGTGGAAATATTCGAGTTCCTACGGCCTGCCGGCCAAGACCTACAACATCAAGTTCCAGGACTATTCGTCGACGGCGGCGGAAACGCAAGCCTCCTTGCAGCAGGCCATCCGGGACGCCGGCGACAAGGTCGACGAGGTCCAGCAGACCTATAACGAGGCCCAGGAGACCTACTACACCGGCGTAGCCGAGGCCAAGGAGACGTTCCAGGACGACACGGACTCCAAGCAGGAATCCCTGTCGGAGGACAAGGCCAAGCTGGACGCCGATCTGGCGGACAAGCTGGACGACCTGAAAAAAAGTTATGACCGGACCATGGAGGACCTGGACATCAAGGAGACCCGGGCCCGGGCCGATGCCGAGGAGACGGGCGACTATTCCATTACCGGGTTTTCCCAATGGTTGCGCGAGGGCGGCCCGGTGGCGGCCCTGCACCGGGTGCAGCGGCTGGCCGAGGGCGGTCTGGCCCGGCTGTTCGGCCGGCTGCCCCGCTTCGCCGGGGGCGGCGCGGTGCCCCTGGTCGAGGGAGCCGAACGCGGCGTGGATTCCGTCATCGCCGCCCTGACTCCCGGCGAAGGCGTCATCAACCTCAAGGCCATGGGCCGGATCATCTCCGAGCGCGCCCTTTCGGCCCTCAACAACCTGGATCTGGACGGCTTCCTGGGTGAGCTGCCCCGCTTCGCCGGCGGCGGCGTGGTCGGAAGCCGGGCGGCCGCCTCCGGCATTTCGCCTTCAGGCGCGGCCGCTGCCGACGGCTACACCGCCACCTTGAACCTCAATCTCGCCGGCAGAAGCTACGAGACCAGGACCACCAGGGACACGGCGGCGGCCCTGGCCCGGGAGTTGCGCCGCCAGGGAGCGAACATCAAATGAGCATCATCCTGGCCGGCCTCGCCCTGCCCGACGGCTGCCTGTGGGCCAGCGAGTTCGATGCCGCGCCGGTGGCGGCCACGGTCGGTCGCACGGTCACCGGCCGACGCATCGTGCGCGAGACGGCCCTTGTCGCCGGCCGTCCCATCGACCTGGGCGGCGATGCCGCCTGGATATCCCGGGCCGATCTGCTGACGCTCCATGACTGGGCCGGCACGGTCGGCTGGACCGGCCGGCTCACCCTGCACGACGGCCGGACGTTCGCGGTCCGCTTCCGCACCCAGGAGGAAAAAGCCGTCGAGGTGGCCGCCGTGCAGGACCTGGCCGATCCCGGCGACGACGCCCTTTATCAGTTGACCGCCCTGCGGCTGGAGACGGTGTGATGGGCACCACCGCGCTTCTCGTCGCCTGCGGTACGGATACCTCCTTTCCCTTCGCCAAGATGGAGGTGCCGGACCAGACCGTCAACGCGGGCGAGGCCATGACGCTTCGCGCCTGGGCCACGGCTCCCGAACTGCTGCGGGACTATGTGCTGGCATCCGGAGCGACCTCGCTGGGGCCGGGCACGCCGGCCGTCTGGGGCGGCCAGACCACATGCAAATATTTCGACTTCGCCGGCGACAACGCCGCCCAGCAGTTCGACTGGCCCATCATGGATATCAGGCAGGTGCTGGCCTATTCGCCGGTCTACACCGTCTCCGATGCCGGCAAAGTGTCCGTGCTGGCTCCGGCCGGCCAGAACGTCACCGCCGCCTTCCTGCGGCGCGGCGGTTGCGGCATCGTGCCGGTGGAGGGATTGGGCAAGCTCTACGGCACCGTCTACGCCACGGCCGACCGGGCCCCCTACTGCCGGGAATGGTCCTGGACCGCCCCGTCCTCGCCGACCGGCGCGCAATGGTTCTGGCTCTCCAAGGCCGGCAGGCTGCAGCACAAGTTTTCCCTCACCATGTCCGACGAGCCCGACGACGCCAGCGTCTGCTACGTGGACGTCCGGATACTGGTCATCGACCGCAAGACCGCCGGCGCGGTCGGCGGTGCGGCCGTCTATCTCAACGGCCAGTACATGGGCGCCACGGACCAGACCTACGGCGTCCTCAAGTTGTTCCGCATCCTGTCCGGCACCTACGCCGTCAAGATTGTCGCTCCTGGTTTCGCCGTCAGTTCGGCCGACAAATATTCGGATAACGACAGCATCGTCATCCTGCCTGCCGGTAAGGACGTGCGTGTCAAGGTTGGAGGCTACGTATGACCTCGGCCGTGACCGTGCTCCTCAACTATTCGGCCGACGGGCTGCGCAAGCTTTCCGTGCCGTCCCAGACCGTCAACCCCGGCGAGACGGTCAAAATCTATCTCTGGGCGAAGACGCGCGCCGACCTGGACGGCTACGATTTGCGCCAGGGTCCGGACACCCTGGGACGGGGCGTCCTGCGCCAATATCCCGGCCAGATCGAGGAGCAGTATTTCGAGCTGGCCGGCGACGGGGCGTTGCAGGACTTCGACTGGCCGGTCGTTTCGCTGGCATCGGTCACCGCCTACGGCAATCTCTATGCGGACATCGACGGCGCGGTCTCCCTGGTGGCGCTGCCCGGCGAGGACGTGACGCGCCTTTTCAAGCTGTCCGGCAACAGCCTGGCCCGCAATGTGGAGGCCGGTGCGCCGAAGCTGTTTGGCACCGTGCGCGCCCGGTCCAACCGCGCGCCCTGGTGCCTGGAATGGGCCTGGACCGTCCCCGGCGGCGGCGTCACCGTGGCCGACAACTACGATTTCGGCCGCACGCCGCTGCTGTATTTCGACGCATCCGTCATCGCCGCCGGCGAAGGGCAGGTCCTGACCAGCCTGGCCGACAGGCTGGGCAATCTGATTACACTGTCGGGGTCGTTGCGGAATTGGTTCGTCCCTGGAGATACAGAGGAAGAAAGCTATGAACCATGGATATATAATGGAGAATACAGCATTTGGCATCCCTTTGGCGGGAAAGGGAACACCGCATGGTCGGGCGTTATCCCCAATGATGCCTTACTTCAATATTGTTGTGATTCTTTTTTTTATAAGACATCTGAAGGAAAACATTCTATTCGTCTTTCTGCATCGGTCATAAAGCGTAAAAGGTGGGGGCTTCTATGGATTGGATATAGTCCGTATATGGCGTGTAAAGCGGTCTATTCAAGTTGTCTGACAAAAACTCTATTCGTAATCGCATCAGGATGTAAATCCTATGCCATTGGGAAAACCGTCAATGGAGAGAGTTTTAGACCGGTTGGATATAGCCAACGGGAAGAGATTTCGATGGTCCTCGGCGGGGATTCCGCAGATCGCGAAACTGACGGTTCCAATCTTGGAGCGATAGGAAGCGGAGAAACCGAAGTATCGTTGGCGCTGACGGCGTTTGGGGGATCCACTTATTCGTCTTTTTTGCAGAAAGAATATACAAGCGAGTTATACTGGGCAGCGATAGATAATACTGGTTATAGTCGCAATAATTTTGCTGTTATTGGAAAATATCCAGCCGCCATACCGAAGCTGATAACTGTCGAACTTAATGCAAATACAAACGTCTATAATATATATCAAAATGGAATATTAGTTGAGACGTTGCCGTGTGTTGAAGATATGGGGAAATTCTCCATATTCCCTGTATCAGTCCTCCGTTTTTCCGCAGCCGTCGACCATTACAATAACATCTACGACACCATGGGCGTCCGTTACCAGACGCACCAGGATATTTACACCGCCCTGCTCTTTGACGGCCTGTTCGACACGGCCAAGCGGCAGGCCATCGAGGCCTACCTGATGGCCAAGTGGGGGATCGCGGCATGACGACCAGCAGCGACAGCAAAGAGACCAAGGACATCGGCTACAGTTTCTTCCTCTACAGGCAAGGCGCGCTGCAAAATGCGTTTGCCATTTCCCTGGACGTGCCGGCAGCCGACGCCAACCCCTGCGCCTGGGACCCGCTGGACCTGGACTCCCTGTTCGAGGGGTCCCTGGGCCTGGCCTGCTGCCTCCGGTCCTGCGCCCTGGCCACGGATCTGGCCACCGGCGACGAGGTCACGGCCTGGCCGGACGAATCCGGGTCCGGCAACGACATGACCGACGTGTCGTCCACGCCGGTCCCGGTGTTCGACGGGAAAAACATCCTCTTCAACCGCGATGCGGCCAGCATCCAGTGCCAGGACGCCTACACCTTCCATGCGCCGGAATGGACCTGGTTTTTTACCCTCCATCTGTCGGACCTGTCCGATCCGTCCGCCCTGGACCGGCTCATCCTGCGGGTGTTTTCCGTCACGGCCACGTTTTCGCCGCGCACGGACCGGACGCTCGGCGTCTCCTGGGCGGACTACCGGGACGAGGAGGTCGCCGCCAGCCTGTCCGGCGTCTTCTCCGAGGCCGAAACCGGCGGGGCGATCACGGACTGGCTGTCGCGCGTCATCCTGTGCGTCCGGGCCCGGGTCGTCGGGGACACCTGGACCAGCGCGCTGCGCCTTAACGGCCAGACCGTGCGGACCGGCGGCATCAATCCCTACAGCGATGCCCGGCGCACGGTGTCCCTGGCCTGGGAGCCGGCCGCATCCGGCCACGTCATGACTCTTCGGCACGTCCTCGGCTTTGATCGGTATCTGGACGATGCCGCATGCGCGTCCGTCGAAACCATCCTCAAAAAATACGCCTGAGGAGGCTGTATGAGCATCACCGCTTCGGAACTCGTCATCCGCTACAGCGCCAACCGCACCGCCACGTCGGCCAACGGCGGCCGTATGAGCACGGTCGCGTTGACCTCCGGGGCCAAGCAGAATTTCTTCCCGGACTGGACCGCCGCGCAAATGGCTTCCGGTGCCACCCGCTACCGGAAATTCTTCGTCCACAACACCAACGCCGAAAACTTGGCCCTGACCGACGCCATGCTGCACCTGCTGGCCCCCACCCCGGCCGGGGACCGCATCACCATGTTCGGCGGCACGGCCGGCGACACCCAGGCCGACATCGGATCGCCCACGGAATACGGCGCGGCGGCGCTGCAATCCGCCGTTGCCGCCGGGGCAACCTCCCTGACGGTCACCCTGGAAGACGATGCCATGGCCATCTTCCGGACCGGCGACCAGATCTTCGTCACGGACGGCACGAACAGCGAGTACCACGACGCCGTGACCGTGGCGCAAAACGGTTCCCTGGTCGCCATCTCCCTGGCCCCCGGGGATATGCTTACCTACGCCTATACCTCCGGCGCCGTGGTCGCCTCGGTGCTGCCGCTTGGCACCATCGTGGCCGCCATCGCCACCGTAAACAAAGTGACCGGCTCGGGCGGCCTGGACGCCACCGCGATCACCGCCGACAACCAGGGCAGCATCTCCCAGACCGTCACCCTGACCATGACCTCGACCACCACCTTTTCGGCCGTGTCCGACGTCCTGGGCAGCCTGGGCACGGGCTCCATCGGCAGCGATTTCGCGCCGGTCAACAGCGATTACACGCGCCCGTACCTGACCGTGCCGGCGACGGCCTGGTCCGGCACCTGGGCGGCCGGCGAGACCGCGACCATCCCGGTCACCCAGGCGGCACCCGCCGTCTGGCTCAAGAATGTCGTCCCGGCCGGCGCGGCGGCCTACGGCAACGACGCCTTCACCCTGCGCGTGGTCGGCGGCAGCGCCTAAGGAGCGGATCATGGGCAAGAGCCTGACCCTCTACAGCCACCTGGCCACCTGCCTGGGCCAGGGATTGATCGATTGGCCGGCCGACGCGCTGCGCCTGGCCCTGGTGGACAGCGGCTATGCGTTTTCGGCCGGGCATACCGTCTGGGCCGACGCCTCGGCCCACGAGATCACCGGCGCCGGCTATCCGTCTGGCGGCGCGGTGGTGTCCGGCGCCAGCATCACCCGGTCTGGCACGGTGACCTCCTTCGACGCGGCGGACGTGCCGTTTTCCGGCCTGACCGCCACCTTCCGGCGCGGCATCGTCTACAAACTGGGGACCGCCGGCGGGCTGGTCAATCCGCTCATCGCCGCCATCCTGTTCGACGATACGCCGGCCGACGTCACGGCGGTCGGCGGCTTCCCGGTCGTCTGGAGCCCGGCGGGCGTGTTCAAAATCAGCGAGGGGTAATCCATGAGCATCGAAAAATCGTCCGTCACGTTGCAGGCCGCCGCGACCAACGCGGCCGCAGCCACCACCACCGGCAGCGCCGTGGACCTGACCGGAGCCCTGGGCCTGTCCGGCACGGCCCGCATCACCAACGGAGCCACCGGCCCGACCGTGGGCTGCACGTTTTCCATCGAGGTCAGCGGCGACGGAACGACCTGGCGTCCCTGGTGCAGCCTGACGGCCGGCGCCACGGCATCGACGAGCTACGATTTCCAGTGGAGCCTGCCGGCCGAGATCCTTTACGCCCGCGCCGTGTTCACGGGCAACACCGGCCAGTCCGTGACCGTCGAATGCCTGGGCCACAAGTTGGCGGACGCGTAAATGCGCCTCCCCCTGCTCGTCCCCTGGCGGCAGCATCCGCCGCTTGGCACGCCCATCGACTGGAGCCATCCCCTGGCCCAGGGATTGGTGGCGTATATCACGTCGGACGGGGATCATGTCTCCGGCACGCCGCTCTATCTCTCGTCGGGAGACAGCCGTACCGTCGGCGGACGTATTTCGATTTCCCGATGCGCGTATACGAATTTTCTTCCCGAACTGCGTTCCATTCGTCAGGCCTCCACAGCCATCAGTTTCTGTGCCGTGATATCCACCGAAAGCTATGGCGCGTTTTTCGGTATACCATTTCGCAACGACGATTCGTGGAGTTACCCGTATAGTGCCTATGGTTTCGGTACATATGACACGTCGGGTAAATTGCGATTGCTCATCTCTAGCGGATCGGACTTCCTTGGCACGGCAAATAGCGTCACCTCGCTCGTCACGCCGGATCAGACGTTTTCCTGTTATGCCGTCAGCAAAAACGCATCGAGCCTTTCCTTTTATAAAGACGGTAAAATTTATGAGAGCGATTCGAATACTACGAGCGGCATAGCGCCGTCCTTCGAGAACGCCGCCCAGGTCGCCCTCGGCAGCCATGCGGTCAAAAACATCGGCGAAGGCATTGACGGTATTTTCGGTCCCCAAATCATCTATTCCCGCGACCTGACCCTGGCAGAACTCCGCACGATCAATGCCAATCCCTATCAAATATTCCAGCCTGTCCGCCGTTTCTGGCCCGTTGACGCGGGCATTCCCTGCGGCCGGCTCGTCCTGTCCGGGCTGGCTCCGGACTTCCACCGGGCCGTGGTCGCCGATTTTTCCGGTGCGTATGACCTCGCCGTCATCCGCACGGTGTCCGGTGCCTACAGCCTTCCGGTGCTGCGCGACGTGGCCGGGTTGTTCCTGACCCCGGGCTACGGCCGCGACATCGGCGGCGTCCATGCGCTGCCCGGGCGATGCACCACCAATTTCCCCGGCGGCCATGCCCTGCCGCTTGGGGTCTCCCGGGATCTGGCAGGCCGGCATGCCGTGCTCGACGCAACTCCGGTTGCGGCCGAGACGCTCGGGCGGCACAAGCTCCCCCAGGCGTCGGGCCTGGCCCGCGCCTATACCATACGCTTGGAGGTGTCCGACTAATGGACGGTATCCTGGGCCTGACCTTCTCCGGCGACCGCGAGTCCTATGCCTGGACCGTCGAGATCACCCTGGCCGACGAGGCCGCCTACCAGGCGTTCGCCCCGGGAAAACGGCTGGCCCTGACCGTCGGCGGTCAGCCGGTGGCGCTCCTCCTGGAGGCACGCACCCGCAAACGGCAATCCGGCACGGTCGACTACACCGCCACCGGCCGCACCCTGACCTGTCTGCTCGATGCGCCCTGGGCCACACCCGTGACCAGGACCTGGGGCACGGTCACCGCTTCCCAGGCCGCCGCCGCGTTGTGCGCCCGGGCCGGGCTCCCCTGTTCCTGGGAGGTCTGCGACTGGGCGCTGCCGGCCGGACGCCTGACCGCCACGGCCGAGTCGCCGGCCTCCATCCTGGCCCGGCTGGCTGCGGCCTGCGGCGCCATCGTCCAGCCCACCCTGACCGGCGGCGTGCGCGTCCGTTACCGCTATCCGGTCGGCGTGACCGAGCTGGCCGCCGCCGCGCCGGCGATCTCCTTCTCCCTGGACGAGGACGTCACGATCGCGGCCGAAACCTACGAGGGACAGCCCGGCTACGACGCCGTGACCGTAGTGGACGACCGGGCCGCCACCGAGTCCTACCTGACCATGGAGACCGACGACGACCGCAACCTCGGTCGTTCCACCTTCCCGCCGGGAGAGCCCTGCTACCTGCGCGTCTACCACGAGGCCGCCTATACCATGCGGGCCACCTCGGGCCGGCTGGAACGCGTGGCCACGGACTTCGCCGAGTCCCTGACCGCCACGGTCGCCTTCGACGACGCGGACACGGCCGACCTGGACAAGCTGGTGGCCGGCGTCAAAAGTGTGAGGTGGTACGGCAACGATCTGGGCGCGCTGTCTCCGAACGGCGGCGCCCAGGTCGTCCTCAGCGGCGGTGCCGGCTTCGGCGTGGCGTCCGTGACCTACCTCACCCGCTATGACCTTTGGCGCTACACCCCGGCCGATCTGGGCGACGACTTCGAAACGCAGGTCGAGTGCGCCCCGGTCGAAAACGCCACGGAGGCGTCCGGCGGCGGCATCCGACTGACCGTGCAGCGCGGGGCGGGCGTTGCCCCCTGCCCGGACGAACTGTCGGCCGCCCTGGCCTGTTCCCTGGCCCCGGCCACCCAGGCCGGCCGCAACTACCTCGACCAGTACGGCCAGAACGTCCTGGCCGTGGAGCTGGAATCCTGGCCGGCCGACGGGGACCTGCTGCCGCTCCCCGGCGACGTGGCGGCCGTGACCGACCCCGAGGACGACGGCCGATGGCAGGCCACGGTGACGGCGTTTTCCCTGTCCGTGGCCGTCCAGGACGGCGGCGGCACCCTGTCCACCCTGACCACCACCGTGGAGCGGCCCGAGCTATGAGCAATCCGCTGGCCAGTCTGCGCGAGCTGATCGCGCCTGCCGCCCGCCGCCGCACCGGCACGGTGACGGCCTACGCCAACGGCTGGGCCACCGTGGCCTGGACGTCCGGCGGCACCGGACAGGTGCTGTGCGGCATCCCGGTTGCGTCCGGCGACACGGTGCTGGTGGTAGGCGAATCCGTCACGGCCCGCCTGCCGTCCGTCGTCTCCCGGACCGTCATCATCAAGTGAGGCACTATGGACCAGACACAACATTACTATGTCGGATCGGTCGGCCTGGACATCCTGGTCGACACCGGCCTGGACCTGGCGGACGCATCCTCGGTCCGTTTCGACGTGAAAAAGCCGAACGGCACCCTGGCGACCTGGACCGCCACCCTGTACACGGCGGGCGGATCCGTTTCCGAGGCCCGCTATACCACGGTCGCGGGCGATTTCGACCAGCCCGGCACCTATTCGCTGCACGCCCTGGTCACCCGGGCCGACGGCTTTGCCGTTCCGGGCAACGAGGCGCTGTTCCTGGTCGAGAACCTGCATCCGAAAAGGAGATAGAAAATGGGTGTGTTGACGACAGCCGGCAAGAACCTGGTCCTGGATTCCGGGATTCCCGCCACCCTTTACGCGGCCCTGCATTCCGGCGCGCCCGGCGCGGACGGATCGGCTGCCGAACTGTCCGGCGGTTCGCCGGCGTACGCCCGGCTGGCCGTGAGCATGGCCGCCGCTTCGGGCGGCTCCCGGGCCATGTCCGCTCCAGTCACCTTCGACGTCCCGGCCGGCACGGTGTCCTACGCCAGCCTGTGGACGGCGATCACCGGCGGCACGTGCCTGGCCACGGATGACCTGACGTCCGAAACCTTCGCGGCGCAGGGACAGTACAAACTCAATACGTTCACACTGTCGATCACCGACCCGGCCTAAGCCATGCTCGACGCCTGGGTTGGGGCCGATGTCGCCTGGGTCGGCCAGGACCTCTCCTGGTCGGGCCTGGATACGCCGAGCGGCGCGGCGGCAGCGTCCGGTCTGGCCGGTGCCGCATCCGGCGGCGAAAAGATCGGCACCGGTTCCGCCGCGGTATCCTCTGCGGCTTCCCTCGCGGCCTCCGGCATAAAACGAGGCTGCGGCCTGGCGGGATGCGCCGCCGTTGTTTCCGCCCAGGCTTCCGGTTCGAAGTGCCCGTCCGGTACGGCGACTGCGCAGGCCCTTTCCGGCGCGGCGGCATTCGGTGGGAAGATCGGCTTCGGACAATCCGTCGCCGTTCTCCCGTTCCGTTTCGAGGCGGAAGGAAGGAAAAGCGGCCAGGGTACGGCGAACATTTCCGCGAGGGCACTGGCTGTCGCGGCCGGCGCGCCCGTGGCATCCAACGCGGCGGACGCCGAGGGCGTGGCCGTTGTCTCGGCCGGGGGGCTCAAGCAAGGCCTGGGTAATGCTGCCGCCGATGCCCAGTCCACCGGCTCCGGGCAAGGATCGAAAGGTGCCTGCGGCCTGGCCGGGGTCGTCGCGGCCGTTCTGGTCCAGGCGACCGGAGGGTTTGTCTCCCCGGCGACACATGATGCGGCCGCCGGGGCCATGGGCGAGGTTCTGGCCCTTGGCGCCAAGGTTGGAATCGGCGCGGCCGAGGCGTCGGGTGTCGGCCGCGCCGTGGCGATCGGTCCATCGTCTCCGCTCGGGGCCTTTGTTTTGCGCCTGGCCTCCCGTGTGCCGGACCGGCTGGCCCTGGCATCGCCCACTGTAACATCCGCCCGGCTGCCATCGACGACGCCACAGCGCTTGCTGTTGTCATCGATGGCAGCGACCACGCTGCCGTTGTCGTCGCCCGTGGCAACCGTCGTGCGGCTCACGTCCACCATCAGGGAGTAGCCAATGGCCATCACCGATCCGATTCCCGCCACCTACGTTTCCGCCACGACTTTTACCGTCGCCACCGACCGCACGGCCGAGTTTGCCGCCGGTGTGCGCGTCCGGGCCGATTGCGGCGCGGACGGCATTTTTACGGGCACCGTCACGGCGTCGAGCTACGCAACCGCCACCGACCTGACCACGGTGTCCCTGGCCCTGGATGCGGGCAGCCTGACGGCCAATCTGACCGACGTGCTCCACGGCAACGACAACCCGGCATCCCTGGCCAACCACGGGCATACCGGGCCGGCGGACGGGGGCGTCATCGGCACGGCTACCCCGACGGCCAGCAAGATTCCCATCGCGGACGCGTCGGGAAAGCTCGACCCTGGTTGGCTTCCGGCAAGTTTGACGGGCGACAATCTCATTATTGATGGGAATTTTGACCACTGGCTTGAAGGCACATCGCAAACGACATCTGGCTACGGTTCGCACACAATGAGTCGTAGCGAATTTAATGGTTGTGCAGTAACGCATTTGCGGGGAGAATTTATCGCTGGCGAGACCGATAATTGGGATGCACCAGCCACGTATTATTCGAGGAGCGTTGTAACGTCTGTTGCCGGAGCAACTAATTATGCCAGGCATGTCTGGGGACTCGGGGGCGTAACAGAATTTGTAGGGAAACAGACGTTTTCTTTTCGTTCGCGCGTTCCGAGCGGAGCAACCAACATTTCCGTAGAATTTATACAGTATTTCGGTGCGAATGGCTCGACTACTGTAACTGGTATCGGCTCTCAGCTTGTTGTACTGAGTACGGATTGGGCGAAGCGCATTGTTACGGTAGATATCCCATCTGTAGCCGGGAAAACTATTGGTGCTGGCAATTTTTTGGCATTAATCGCGTGGTTCGACGCCGGCTCCTCCCTTGCTCCCAGGGCTGCCAATCTCGGCCAGCAATCTGGCACGTTTGATATAGCACAAGTTAAGCTCGACCACAGTGCCTTCGCTACACCATTTGTCGCCCCCAACTCGCAGGACGAGCTGCGACGGATACTCCCCTATTATTATACGACCTATAGCAACGGGGTAACCCCTGGCACGGCATCACGCGTCGCGGCACTAGTTGATCGGTGCCCAACGACAGAGTGGAATTATTCCTTGCGATTCCCTGTGCCAATGCGGGCGATCCCGTCTATAAAAATATATAGCCCTGTGACTGGTAGTGTCGGATACCTATACCAGTATGATGGTACTCCTGGCGATAAAGCGGCACATGCGTTTAATCCTGGGACAACTGGCGTGCGCATATACTCGACTCTGGATGTAGCCAATTATATAGCCGAGTGTCATATTGTGGCCGACGCACGATTGTAGGAGAGGAGCGAATCTATGCAAACATATATAGATAACGGCGGCGGTACAATTACGATTGCTGGCATGATGATCCCAAAAGATGAAGGGAATAGGGATTATCAGAAATTTCTGCAACTCCAGGCTGCCGGAGAAGCTACGCTCGTGGAACCGACGGTGGGTGTTGCAATGCAAAAATCCGCCGCCTGCTCCCGCATCGACGCCAAGGCCGAGGCGCTGCGGCAAGGCGTGCTGACACCGGGGGCTGGCCAGGCGATCGAATACCAAAAAACCTGTGCCGAAGCGGCGGCCGTCATCGCCCTGGCCGCCAACGGGACAACGACCGTGACGGTGGGCACCTATAAATACTTGGAGGCCGAACAAGCGGCTCTGGCCGCCACGACAGGGACACTGACGCTCCTGCAGGTCGCCCAGGCGATCCAGGCCGACGTTGCCGCGGCGGACGCGGTGCTGGCCGCCATCAAACAGGTCCGGAGGACGGCGAAAATCAAAATCACCGCCGCCACCGACGCCGCCGGCGTGGCAGCGGCCGAGGCGGCCGTGGTGTGGCCGGAGGGATGACCAAAGGACCATCATCCTGCATACCCCCCATAAAAAATAGTAATATATTAAAATAATTAATAAAATATTCTGAGCTTATTGAAATTTATCTTGCAATAAATTTCAATTCTCACTATATTTTTCTTGCAAGCGGGGAAACGGACCCCGCCCAAACCCTGACCGGGGCGCGATGCCGCCCCGAACGGAGAAAAAAAATGGGGCTCTGCACAATTATCGCTGAGGATGGTTACGATCAAATTCGAATCCAGGCGCGCTGCCTGTTCCAGCACACACCATACGAAGCGCGGGTTCTCGACGTGACTCCCTCGGGTGCGAAAAGGCTTGACGCGTTTTTAAACCAACATAGATCTGATTTTGTTTCAATTCAGGCAGGGCGAAACCACCCAACATTTATCGGCTACACAATACGCAACGACTAAGAGGAAAAATAAAATGAACCAGACAATTACCATTACCATCACCGACGTGAGTGGCAACAATCCTACCACCATCCCTGTTGACCCGCGTATTGCCCGTGAGGGCGCGTGCCTGGACCTGATTGTGTGCGTGGCCGTACATATCGGTTGCCCCGTCGGCGTGCGCGTATCAATCCACACGGACGGATCGGCATACATCTGGCAGACCATGTTTGATGGTCGCGGCAGTAACCACTATGCCCATATAGACCCAAATATGTACGGGGATTACCCTGGCGGCCAACCTCACGCTCCTACCGAGGCCCAGCGGCGAATGGTTGCCCGCTGGTGGGCCGGAGTCGAGTACCCGTGCGGGTTGCATAGCGGGGTGGGCAAATCTCTCGCGGAATGGGCGTTTGCGGGCATGACGCAAACCGAGGTCGAGGCCAAATATTTGGATGGGCAGTCGGTGGCCCTTGCATAAAAACCATGCAAAAATGCGATAGGAGACAAAAAATGCAACGCATGTATGCAGTCAATATGGATATAGAGTTTTGTGACAACCGTGGTGAGCGCGTCGATATGGTTGCCTGCCCTGTATTTGTGTATGTTATGATCCCGGAGGTTGATCTTAACACAAGAGAGGGGCGATACATATTGCGTCGGGCTGCTCTGGATTATGTACGCGACTGTGGGCTGTACGGGATTCGAACCGGCACGTGTGATGTAACGGACACAACCGAGGAGACGTTGGGATGGCATAATGCTATCCATGCGGGCCGACATCGTGGGCGCTACCCGGCGGCCGAATACCCCGAAAGGCCAGATTGGGCCGGATGTAGTAACGACCCCTGGCCGCCGACAAACGACCACCAAACGAAGTCCGCCGCCGACTAGCCTACACAGTCCCGCGCTACAAAAAAACGAAAGGAAACAAAATGGATGCCACAAAAAACGAATATACCCTTGTGACTATCGATGCCAACGGCAACCGCGTTGATGAAACGCTCCTAGAGATTGTGGACACCAACGCATTAATGGTCTTGATTGACCATACGCCAGCCGACTGCCATTTTTCTGCCTTCCGACATGACGCGCAGGCTATTGCACGGCAGCGCGCGATTGTGGATAAATTCTTGACTGCCTCGGACGAGGAGTTGCTTGCGGATGACCCAGCCCCGAACGTGGAGAAGAGATTACACATGGCCGAACTCAATATAACACGGGCCTATAGTGCCCTGGGCACTATCAGATTTTGGGCCGGCTCCGTTGCAGAGTTGATCACGTTGGCGCGGACTATGGTTGGTGATTACGATGACACATCTATAGGTAATGACGTCACGTTGTGGGTCAGGACAGATTTTTAGCCCAGTGGTCATGGAGGGATGCAAAATGCGCGGCAGCGAAAAACAAATTGCATGGGCCGAGGACATCCAACAAAAGTGCATCGCGGGCGCGCTAAAAAATAGGAAATGTCCGCAATTTTTCGCGGCCATTTTATTGATTGAAAATGATGCAAGATTCTGGATAGACAATCGCAAAAATGATGTTTTGTCTATTTTAAAATTGATAAAAACAAAGCATTTTGGTAGTATTAAGGCACTGCATGAAATATTTAAACAAAACGAACAGAAAAAACTCGACTATCAAGCACTTTTTAAACTTTATTTATTAAATGCTCCGGCTCAAAACGTCGAAACAGCGGATAAAAAAATTAACTGGCCTTTTTAAGACCACAAAGGAGGACGAAATGCAAATCAATCACATGTACCTGCCCAAAAAGATCGAATTGGATGGTAAAAAATATCCGCTCGAAGAACGCTTTTTCCGTGAAGGCGAATCGACTAAAGAAGTTCAAGAACAACTTGACATTTTTCAATACGGGAAAGGCCGTTGGAGAATCACTCCCGCCGATGACGAAGAAGGTGAAGGCCCAAGCACTGAATAATCGCGCACTTATTCACTGCCGCATAGGTAGCTGAGAAAACTTGACTATAGAGTTTCACAAGATTCTCCATTCACTGCCGAATAGGCAGACAGCGGCGCGATGAACGACTAGCCTACACAGCCTCACTGTACAGGAAAAAACCAAGAAATAGGGGCGAATTATGACAACTTTGAATGATATTATAACACAAGCGCCTTTTATAGAATTTCCGGCTAGCGACGAACCAAAATGTGATTGTGGAGCCCCAAAGGGAACGCGTCACTCCAGCGCTTGCCCCCGTCGCATGTACAATGATGCACTCCACCGAGCACAAAAGGCAATTAAAGAACCTTTAACAACAAAATTTATACTTCATCATGGCCTCCCGGTCGCGGTTGACATTAATCGCAAGGGCATCATTGGAGGCCTCGGTCAATTTCACGGTCTAGAAACGGAGGTTTTCGGCTCAGAAAACGAGGCGTGGGAATGGAGAGCTGCTCAAATCCGTGCACGACCTGTTACGTGGAACTCGGAATCAGAGACAAACAGAGGAAAAATCGGGGGATGGGGGATTATTGAAGGTAGCGATAAGAGTGGGCAAGCGCAATACAAACTGTCGAGGGGAGAAGAAATTTTCATTGTTACATACTGCGGTTGCGGGGATGACCAAAGCGGGGCAACAAATTTATGGGAATGCTCCTGTGGCGACAAGGCCGTCTGTGATCATGTTGTCGCCGTAAAGAATTGGATAACTGAATTCTATGGGTAGCCTAGCCCTACGCGGCAAGCCTGCAAGTTTTAAGAGACAAGAAACAACGAAGCAAGAGGCGCAACGGCGGAGAATGAAGTAGGGAACGAGAAAACACTGCCGCAAAAAGGAGTCAAAAAGATGGACGCTATCATGGAAGCCACGTCGTTGGAACAAGTTGTTGCCGCTATTAATACAAACGGGGATGGTGCCCCATATTTTGGGGGGCTGGACTATCGTAGCCCGGAAGAGATGGCCGCGCAATGGGCGTTAAGTGCCGTCGCGTCGTCGGATTATTCCGATGTGACAGAAGAAAATCTTGAAGGACATCTAGAGATTTTGGAGCAAGCTGGCGCGCGTTTTGACTTCTCCGGCGCTGTAGCCGCCGCATTGGAAATGCACAATAAGGCGGAAAATCTTTTCAATGCGTCTGATGCTCCTATTTATCTCATTATAGACCAGAATGGTATTAACGAAGACAACGCTCGGGTTCGCAATGTTTCGGGTGGTTGTGTCCATTTTGATGATAACTATGGATGGGAATTTTTTGAGAACAAAAACGCCGAAACTTTTATGCCACGCGAGGGCGGGTATTCTATAAAACTTGCGGGCTAACTTCCACCTACACTTTTTACTGCCGCATAGGCAGCTGAGAAAAGAAAAAGGACCAGCACCATGGAAGCAAAAGAACTTTTCTTGCATCGAATGCGCCTATCTATCTTGTCATGGACTCCGATGGCGTCAACATGGCAGACGCCCAGGTGCGGGACGTAACGGGAGGATGCGTCTACGTTGATAATGTGGACGGATGGGAGTTTTACCCTGACGTAAAAGCAGAAAAGTTTATCACCCCCGGGGATGGCAGCTACCTTGAAAAAGTAAAATAACCCTACACAGCAATCCCGCGATACCTAAGAGGTAAAAACCACATGGACGCAAAATTTTCGCACCTTCCCCGCGACCGGATAACGCTTAGGCTTGGTACTACGCAGCGACCTTATAGGCCCTAAAAACAATCTAGCCGAAACGGAGAGCAGCGAAAATGAACGCTTACGAATCTTTCCGCATGGACAACACCGAGGGTTATACACAGGGACAGCTTGACGCTTTCAACGCTGAATGGCGGGAACGCGCCGAGGCAAACGGCTGGGAGCCGGGCAGCGACGAATACAAGGAAATGGAAAAGGCTTTTGCGGATGAAGTGGCACGGAGGTAAAAATGGCTGCTATCGACTGGGAAAAATGGGACGCCTTGCTTGGCACGAAACCGGATATGGAACTTGCGCAGGATATTGGATGCTCTTTGTACTCTGTGCTTAGGCGGCGTAAAAAACTTGGCATCCGCCCTACGCACCATACCGCACGCGGCAGACGTGGAATAGATTTTTCCCAAGTCAAGCACTTAATTGGCAAAAAACCTGATTCCGAAATAGCCACAAGTGTTGGGTGCTGCAAAGAAACCGTTGCGGCCTACCGGAAAACGCTAGGAATAAAATCAACTTATCATAAGAAATATCAATGGGAAAAATTCGAGCATCTAATGGGAGTGGAAACGGATTCTAATATTGCCAGACAAATGGGTTGCAGTGTGCCCTCTGTCCGGGAGCATAGAATACGAAAGGGGATTCCTGCCCCTAAGCCACGGGGGCAGGCCAGGGGTTTCCGCCATTATGACACAACGACTATCAGCGGAAAAGACTCCCCAGAAAAAATAAGCTCCAAAACAGGAATGTCTCTTTCGTCGGCTAGACGGTACGCGAAAGAGGCCACGCGTTCATCTAAAGAAAAATGGACCGACCGCGAGTTAGACATAATTAAATCTGTCCCTGTGGTCGCCGCTTATATGGTACTAAACGGCAGATCAAAGGACGCGATTCGGAGGAAACTACGCGAACTAAAATATCCGGCCGTCAACTTAAACCAGTGGATCAAAACTAAAGCCTTGGAACAACTAGAAAATGGCTAGGACACCTACGCAGCAACCGCGTTTTAGTAAATTCGTTTCTTGCCTGCTACCTGTCCGGTTCCCAAAACCGGCCAGGTATCGGAAAGACAAGAAACAACGAAGCAAGAGGCGCAACGGCGGAGAATGAAGATGGTAAAAGACCGTAAAGAAGAACAAAAAAAGATAGATTGCAAATGACGAAGAGGCCGCCATATGATTTCAATTTCTGACTTGTTTGCCCGCTTCGCCCGTTCGCCCGTTATGGGCGAGGCATTGGAGCTGCCGCCCCCGCAAGCAGGGGCGACACTGGCGGTGGCTGAATACGGCTACGATACGGTTATGAGCGCGCCCGATATTGTTAATATCGGCGCTGGATTCTCGCTTTGGCGGCAGGCCCCGGGCAGAACTGTCTGGCGCGTGCGCCCGGATACGGCCATTTACTTGCGCAACGTGGGCCTGGGGTTCCTGCCCGAACTGCCGCCGGCAAGTTGGTCTGGCGCGGCCATCATCATCGAGAGCGCGGACAAAGCAACGCCACTGGTTGACGATGTGTTTTCCATCCTTGGGTATCAATGTGAGTCGATGCACGGCGATGTCCGGTACTTTTTTGTCGGCCTTCGCACTCCTGATGGCACCATGACTTTCGGAATCCAGTCCAATTTGGCTACGATCAACGAAAAGCTTGCCGAAACCGGCGGCCTGCTTGATCTGGATTTTATGGACCCGGACAATCCGCTGGCCTCCGGACCTCCGACCGCTGAGCACCAGCAGCGCGCCTTGAACATGGTCCGCTTTATCTTCGCCGTGAGTTACTATGCCCTTGATTCGCGTCCGGAGCGCATCACGATCACGCACGCCCCGGGGCTCCCGGAGCGCGACGCCCACGGGAAAACACGTCGCCAGGGTGGCCGCCCGGTGCCACTTTGGACCTATGCCGACCTGGTTATTACACCGGCCCCGCAGCCGGAGAACGAGCGTGGCCCGCTGGACAAAACTGGGCTCACATGCTCGCCGGTTGTCGTGCGGCCGTATGTGCGCCGTAGCGAAAGCGGAAAAGTGTCCCTTGTCGGCGCCTACGATGCCCACCGCTGGAAACACCCTGGGGGACGTCTCGGGGAGAAAACGAAAATTTGATGGAGACGACCATGCTCGACGAACAGGCACAATTTGACACGTTAGCCGCCGCCGAGGCGCGGCGTCTCGGCGTAAGCCGGACCACACTCACACTTGCTATCAAAGATGGGAAATGCGCCGGCGAGGAGCGTGGAGGCTATTGGTACACCTCGTCGGCAGCCGCTGCTGAATGGTATGCTACTCACTATCGCCACCGGGACGCTCTCTACAGCGACACTGTAGGCCGTAAATGGGATGACAATAAACTCCTGGCGATGCTGGATCGCGGCGACTCCGTTGATGCGATTGCAAAAGCATTTGGTCGTACGCCAAAATCCACACGAGTAAAAATCGCGCACCTCCGCGCCGCCGGGAAAGCCCCGGCAGCAGCAGAGATAAAAACAGTCCGACGTAAAAAAGAACAAATTGCAGAGGCTAAGGCCGTCTTGGCGGAAGAGGCACCGCAGGAGCAGCGTCGCCAGTTGGTACAAGAGGAGCACGACGGCAGCATCAAACTGCATCTCCATCCCGACGTAAAAGCGGCTTTTGAGCAGGAATTGAAGCGCCTCAACACCGGGCTCCCCTACGAGGAGCGCATAACATTGGCAAAATGGATCACAAGTGCCGGGATGGCGGCCATTGCCAATCCCGAAATTTTAAAAAAAGGCTTGCAGGAAGCGGAACGATTAGGCAATAAATAATCGTTCGCCGCAAGGCGTGAATTGGAACGACGTTGAAAACGGTAATTTTTCGAGGAAGGCGGCTTCGGCCGCCTTTTTCATTTTCCCCAGATCCCGACCACCATTCCCCTGCCCATCTCGCGGAAGACGCGGACCATGGAAAATGTGACGATGCTACTCGACCTCCGTCGCGTCGAGACATTTGCATTCGATATATGCAGTTTGGGAGTCAATGAACCCGAGATTCATGTTGGCAGCGACAAGCTCACTTTGGCGCGGCAGGGAACGATAGAGGGTGACCTTTTTAAGCCCGAGCATTGTTCCGCTTGGCCCGGACAGGGAACACGCGATTACCGGGTCCTTCAATGCCATCGCACTCCGATTCCGCACATGAATGTCGAGAATCAAAATGGACGGCGATGAGGTATGATCGCGCGCAATAGAGACATCAATGGAACGGACGGCGGCGACTCTATCCTTCTCTCGAAGCTCGGCAAGCTCTTGACCGAGGTTATGGACGGGAGGGGCTTTTTTCTCCGATGGGGCGAAGCTGACAAGAATAACAAAAATGATCCCCAACACCAGAATGGACGCGAGACTGGCCGACGGCTTTTTCTTTGGGGGCGCGCCCAAGCCATCAAAGGACGCCCCGCAGACCGGGCACTTCTCCATCCCGGCCACATCGCTGGCCCGGAACTCTACATGGCAGGATGGACATACAACCCGTTCGTCCATCTCACATCTCGGTACAGAGCATGAGCACGCGTCCCATGATTGTCGGGTTTCCCTCGTCATCAAGACGCACGACGAGGTTCGGCCCGGAGTTGTCAAGAGCGACGTATTCCAGGTTGCGTTCTCCGAGGACGAGACGACGGGCGATGAAGATATTCCGCATGCGGATGACGAAGATTTCGCCGGGCATCTCGTCGCGTTGACTGGCGTCGAAGATGATGAAATTGCGGGCGGTGCGCAGCGAACGCATCCCGGCCGGATCGGCCTTCCATCGCCGGATGCGTTCCAAGGGCAGCGGCATCCCCGACCCGGTCAACACGGGATTGCCCTCCGCATCCGACTGGGGCCGGATTTCCAGCGCCAGGACATACTCCGCATAATGATGGACGGGCAGGGCCAGCCCCGAGGCATTGGTCACGATGCCGGCGGCTGGATAGGCGCTGGAGACGCTTTCCTCGCCGTTCGGCGAGAAGATGGCCGTCGCCCATTTTTTGTTTGGGTCACAAGCGGCGAGTTGCGTCGGCCCGGGCATGAATGGCTCCCCCTCCCCGTGTAAGAGAAATTCCTTCCGTAAGCCCTTGTCCATCTCCAGCTTGAGAATCCATCGATCCGGAATGATGCCGTTGCGTTGTGCTTTGCTGATATGCGACTGGCTCACGCCAAGGACCTGCGAGAGGTCCTTATCCCAGCGCAAGGCGAGGGCATCTTTCAGCCTCGTAATAAAGGCAACCGCATCTGTTTTCAAGCCAACCCCATAAAATAATTAATTTAAAGTACAAAAAGTGAAATAAATGCGAAAAAAGTTGACTAAAGGCCACTTATTAGTTACTCAAAAGCCAACACACGGGCTCAATTATTTGAGCCAGGGGAGAAGCCCTCCATGCAAGCTAAGCTCGAATTAAGTCAAGTTGAAAAATCGTCATTCGTCACTCTGGCCGAGACGGGTGGACAGCAGGCGGCTTTGAAGGCCTTCCTCGCCTACAAGGGGGTGACCAACGGATCTTTGTCCGAAGCTCTCGGCGTCTCCCCGTCCATGATCAGCAAAATCAAATCGGGACGCGACGTCAGTAGGCCCTGTGTGCTCAAGCTCCGCGCCCTCGGCGTCCCGGAACCGCTTTTGCCGCAACCTGCCTATCTCCCCCCCTTGCCGGAGGCCGCGTGACCTCCCCATCCAGACTCCCGACCCGCCACGGCGCGAACAGGCCGCAGTCCGCGTCCGTTTCCCGGCGTTGCCGGCCCGAACGCGGGCAGGTCTTGACCCATCCTTCGGTCGTCTCCGCGCCGGTCAGGGTGCAGACCCATTCCACGCAGTCGTGGCACAACCGCCCTTTGTTGGTTGGCATAATGCCAATTTTCCAGGCCCGTGGGCAGACGTCCACGAGAAGCTGAGAGGAAAATCTATGGCCAGGGAATTCGACTCGCTCATTGCCGTGCTCCATGCCGACGTGCTCGACGCGCCAAGCAGCAAGACCCCCCGGGAGATTGCCGAGAACCTCGGCTTCAAACGGTATTCGACTTTCATGAACCAGATCGAACAGCAGGAAGGGTTCAAGCTCGACGCCAACATGGTGCTGCCGCTCATGCGCCAGACCGGATCCAAGCGGCCGCTCCACTATCTGGCCGACCGGCTGGGCTGCGTGGTGCTGGATCTGCCGAACCCAGGGCATCCCGGATTGGAAGCGCTGTCCCTGCAGGCCATCAAAGCGGCCCAGGAAGTGGGCGAGGTGCTGGGGGCCTACCGCGAGGCGGCCGAGGACGGGGTGGTGACGGATGCCGAGAAACGCCATGTGCGCGACAAGATTTACGAGGCCTTGTCCGCCCTCATGACGTTCACTCGATCTCTGGAGGATGCCTAGCCATGCGTCGCGGTCTGGCCAGGGAGGCGTGTTGGGGTTCGGGGCGCGGTCTGCTCGCCGCGGCTCCGGCCAGGGGCGGGTCCGCCAACCGCCCGCTCCCTGGCGAGACCACGACGACACACGGGCGCGCGGGTCGGGTCGGGCGGATCGCTCCCCCTTTCCGTCCGATCCGGCCCGCAATTTTCACGGAGGTGGGGCATGGGTTTTCTTCTCGGCGCGGCCCTGGGGCTGCTGCTCGGAGGCATCCTCGGCGGGGCCTGCGTGTTGTCCCAGGTCGGGGAAAGCGCGGCCAGGGGTTTTCTGGAGGTCGGCAGCAAGGGCTATCGCTGCACCCCGCTCGAAGGGACGCCGCAGCAATGACCGTCGACCGCCAGCCGCTGCCCGGCGTTTTTCCGTTTCGCTGTGGCGATCTCGTGCGGGTGACGGTGCGCGGCCATATCCGGCTCGACCGGTTCAAGCGGATCGTCTGGACGGCCAGGGGCTGGGGCGTGGACTGCATTTTGTGCAAAGGCGTGCCGCTGGGAAGCGTCCGGCGGCGGGAGGACTGAGGCGATGCGCGACTATTCTTGTCCGTACTGCGGCGCCCCCATCGGAAAGGACGATGTGGAGCAGTTCGAGGGAGGCTCCGGCGATTTCGTAAAAAGCCGGCATGACATCACCTGCCCTGCCTGCAATGGGTTGATCCACGTCACGGCCGAGGTCTGGGACGTGCAGTATTCCCTGGAGGCCGCCACCACCGTCATCCGCGACGGCGAAGAGGTGCCGGCCGATCCTTCCCCCGAGGCCGTGGCCCGCTTTTTCAAGCGGTCGCCCGAGCATATCCGCTTGATTCCCGATTCCGTCCATTGCGAGGTCTGCGGCCGCAACGGAGACGCCGAGTGCGCCACGGCCCTGGACTACATCAAGCGCGGCTGGCGCGTGGCCCCGGAATTCCCCGGCGTGCGCGTCACCTGCCCGAACTGCCACGGAGGTGCGTGATGCTGGATGTCACCCACAAGTTGTCCACGGCCGAGACCGCCCTGGCCGAACTGGCGGCCGATCCTTTCCTGACCACGCCGCAACGCAAGGCCGTGCGCGGCTGCCTCAGCTCGCTTCAGGGCATCGCCAAGATGCGTCTCCATGCCCTGCTCCGGCCGGTGCCGCGTACGGCTGCCGTCTGCGCCGCGCCCGTCATCGAGCGCCAGTTTCTGGCCGCCGGCGACGACAGCCAGGGAGGTCCGGATGCTGCCTGACGAACTGATCGACTGGCTTTACGCCGGCACGGTTGTGGTCGCCTTGGTCTGCATCGGTGCCGCCTTCTGGCGGGAATACCATGCGCGCCGAGCCATCGAGGGCCGCAGTCATGTCCGATAGCCAGGCGCTGGTATCCATATTGGCCTTTGTGGTTCGATAAAACTTTCCAAGGAGGCAACCATGCCTGATTGCAGTGGGGCCATGCCCATGGATTGGCCGGCCGACGCCGAACGATTCCTCAATGAGGCGTGTATGTGCGGTCCGAATACGGGATGCACGGAAGTTGACACGCTCCATAACAGTTATGTCAACTGGTGTGTCCACCATGGAGTTCAACTAATCCCGAGAAGGTATTTCGAGGATTATATTTCCGGCCGAGGCCTGCGGCGATTCAGCCGCTCCGGACGGACATACTGGTCGGGCATTATTCCCGCAACCAACTGGAAACCTCAGACCGCCGACCCGGAAAAGGTCCAGCGCGACCTGCACGAAGGCGCCCTGGACGCCGTGCGCGCCGAGCAGGAACTGCGTCAGTTCCTGGCGCAAAATTCGGTCATCCTCGGGTTCGACCGGCAGAAATTCAACGTGGACGCGCTGTTACCCAAGGCGAGGGCCTACGTGGAGACGCTCGAACATCTCCACGCGGTCGAGTCTCGCGCCATCGATCTGGGGGTGTGGGGATGACCGCGCGCATCGCGGCCGATCTGCGCCGCAAAAAAGCCGAGGAAAAAGCGGGCGTCGTCATCACCATGAGCTGCATCGAGGTGGCCCTCGAACAGCTCGAACAAACCTTTGCCGACCAGAAGCCGGCATCCAGGCAGCTCGCCAAAATTCGGCACTGGCTGGAAGCCGTCTGGAAGCTGCTCAAGGCCGACGGCAAACCGCTGTCCGCCGCGCTGCTGCGCCGGGTGGACGACGAAGTGGAAGCCATGGACGCCGCCCGCGCTGCCGTTATCGGCCCGTGCACCACGGTGTCGGCCTGGGCGGCCTGGCTGGTGTCCCTGGACGCGCTGCTCTCCGACATCCGGGCGCTCTGGCCCGAGGCCCGAAAGAACGCGCCCTGGCGCTACCTCTGCCAGACCTGGGATACCTGGACCCGCGGCTTCCTGGTTGCCAGCAAGGACAGCGACACGGCCGAGGCGCAAGGCTTCACGCTGTTTCTGCGCATCATCGAGACGACGGAGGTGGGCTATGACATCGCGGCCTGACCTCCACCCCGCCATCGCCAATCTTTCGCCCGACCGGCTGGCGAAAGGTCTCTACTGGCAACGTTCCTGGAACGTGGTGACCGGCTGTTCCCACGTCTCGCCCGGCTGCGACAACTGCTGGTGCGAACGCGAGGCGGCCCGCCTGGCCCGGCATCCCAACCCGAAGATTTCCGGCCGGTTCGACAACTCCATCCTGAACATGGACGGCGGATGGACCGGCAAAGTGCTGCTCAATGACGCGGCCCTTGAATTACCCCTGCGCACGCGCAAGCCGACCGTCTTCGCCGTCTGGACGGACCTGTTCCATGAGTCCGTGATGTTTGAGAGCATCGACAAGGTCTTCGCCGTCATGGCCCTGGCGCCACAACACCTTTTCCTGGTGCTGACCAAACGGCCGAAGCGGATGGAAACATACCTGACCCATTGCATGCTGCGGGAAAGGACGGAGGACTGGGCGGATGCCCTCGCGCATGGAGCCTATAGGCTCTTTGGTGAGCAAGCCGAATGCGCCGTGGCCAACGCGATCAATGGAGTGCTGGCCGAGGGACACAACGTGGGCTGGCCCATGCGCAACGCCATCCTCATGGCCACGGTCGAAGACCAGCCCCGGGCGGACGAGCGCATGCCGCACATGATGGAGCTGGCCGGCATGGGCTGGAAGACGGGCGTGAGCATAGAGCCGATGCTGGGGCCGGTTAATCTTGATCGCATCCACGAGAGTGGAGAATCCGAACACGGCATGCACTGGGAATCATGGGAAAGCTGCCTCACCGGAAAGCGGTTCGACATCTGGGCAGATCAAGAAACGGGAGGATTCCCCCGCCTTTCCTGGGTTGTATGCGGCGGCGAGTCCGGCCCCCATGCCCGGCCCATGCACCCGGACTGGGTTCGCTCCCTGCGCGACCAGTGCCAGGCGGCGGGGGTTCCGTTCCTGTTTAAACAATGGGGGGAATGGGTTCCGTCTGAAAACTTCCCCTCCGACAGGAAGTTCAAGCGTTGGAAGGAATTCCTCCAGGGCGTGGATGAACCGCAACCGCTTTGCACCACCGGTGCCCACTACGACGCCAACGCCAAACGATTCGGCGAGAAGATAGCGTTCGGCCCTTTCACGCTGATGGCTTGGGCGGGCAAGCACACTGCCGGCCGCCGGCTCGACGGCCAAACCCACGACGCATTCCCGGAGGTGAAAGGCTGATGTCTCGCCCCTTCCAGGACGACGGCCGCCGCTGGCTGACGATTACCCAGGCGGCATACCTGTATGGCTGTTGTATCAACACCATGCGCACCATGGCGGACAGGGGGTTGGTCAGTGTTAAACGCACGCCAGGCAAACACCGGCGCATCGACCGGGACAGCCTCGAAGGCCCCGGTCTCATCGATCGGGACCGGCAAGTCGCGCTTGATATCCTCAAAGGGTTGGGTACACGATGAGCACATGCGAATTTATCCACGGGAAGACAAGGGCGGCACGTGGTACGTCGAGTTCGACCGGGGCAAGAAACGGTCACTCCGCACCAAGGACGCCAAGGAAGCCGAAGCCCGCTTCAAGGTCCTGCAGCGCGAAATGGCCATGGGCAAACTCCTGGTCATGGACAAAGGATCGGACAAGGCCCTTGGCGAATTCCGGGATGAACTCGTGGTCTGGGCCGAGAAAGGCGGCCAGTCTGACTCCACCGGCCGGGCCAATCGGCTGGCCTTGGACCAGCTCATCAACGTCGCCGGTCGAACGGTCCGTCTGGATCGCCTCGGCCGCAAGCACATCGATCTGTTGATCGCGGCATGCAAGGAACGCCAATGCTCGCAACGATCAATAGATACCTACCTGCGCCACTGCAAGGCTGCCCTCAAGGTGGCCGTGGATTGGGAATACGTCAAAGAAAACCCGTTCGCCAAGATCAAGATCAAGAAGCGCAAACCCGAAGTGCGCCCGCATCTGCCGCCCGGTTCATTCACCAAGTTCCTGATGAGCATCGAGGACCTGACCTGGCGCCGCGTATTCGCCCTCTATTGCGCCACGGGCAGACGCCGCAAGGAACTGCTCGCTCTCAAGGCCAAGCACGTGGACATGGCCAACAAACGCTACCAGATCGTGGACTCCAAAACCGACAATTCCAAGGGCTTCTATCCCATGACAACGGCCGGTGTCATGGCCTTCCAGGCGTTCCTGCCATTCGACAACCCGGAAGCCTACTTGCTGCCGCGAGTGCACATCGACACGATATCGGACAAGGCCAAGGAATTCTTGCGAGCGGCTGGGTTCCCGGACGTGTCGCTCCAAGGCCTGCGCGTGTCATTCGGCGTGGAGTACCTCAATCGTGGGGGGAACCTCTACGCGCTCAAGGAACTGCTGGGGCATGCCGAGTTCACGACGACCGAGCGCTACTATTCGGATCTGACGCCGGGCTACTTGGAAGAGGAGGCGTCACGGGTGGCGTTTGGCGGAGGCGTGGATCTGACCGGCAAAGTGCGCCGCGTGAAGTAGCCCCCCGCTGCTCATACTTGCACCCCGTTTGCACCCCCCTCCTCCGCAACCCGTGTTGTGGCGGGCATCCCCGTTTCCTTCGTAATCAGCAGGTCCGGAGTTCGAGTCTCCGCGCTGGCTCCAAGAAAATCCAAGGCTGTTGCGGTGTTACCACCAAAATAGCCTTTTTCTTTTTCTCCCAAAATCTCCCGTTTAAAAGTCAAAG